GCGGGCAAGCGCAAGCGCGGCGGCGGCGCTGACGGCAAGGCTGCCGCTGCGGGCGACGACGACGTCGCCGACGTGACCGAGCTCGAACCTGCAGCGGTCGACGGTGCTGCCTGATGAACGCACTCGACCGAGCCAAGCGCCTGCAGGCGGCGCTCGGCAAGCTCGCCGAGCGGCGCGACCGTCAGATCGAGAAAGCGAACGGCGAGTTCCGGCTCGATCTGCTCGCGGTCATCGACACCGTCGATGATGAAACCGTCGGGCTCGTGATGCGCGGCCTCGCGATCGACCGCGAGCAGCATTACCTGCAGCTGTCGCTGCAGCTCGCGCTCGACGAACGGAACGACTCGCGGCGCTCGCCGTCGCCGTCGCCGCTGCCGACGACGCGGCGGTCGCGCTCGTCGCCCGGACACCAGGGCGACGACCTGCACGAGGCGGAAACCGACGCGCCGCCGCCGCTGCCGAGCTCGTTCGACCTCGGCGACGAGGACGACCTGTCGGGCCTCGACACCCCGCTGCCGCCGCCGCCGGGCATGGTGCAGATCGAGCAGTCCGGCGTCGTCGTGCTCGAGGGCGGGCAGACGCTCGCCCTCGGCGAGCTGCGGTATCCCGAGCCGGGCGAGCCGGCGGTCACGCTACCCGACGGCACCGTCGTCGCGGCGCCGCAGCCATGATCGCCGAGCTCGTCGCGGCGATCCCGGCGAGCATCACGGGCCCGCAGGCGGCCGTCGCGTGCACGATCCTCGTGTGCCTGACGGTCGCCGCGGGGTGGCTGCTCGAAAGGGTGATCAGTTGATCGTCGTCGGGTTCGACCCCGGGCTCGCGACGCTCGCGTTCGGGGTCATCGACCTGCAGCCGTCGAGCACGAGGGTGCTCGACCGGGGCGACATCGGCGAGCCCGACGCCGACCTGCCGCACACGGAACGACTGAACCGGATCTGCCTGCGCGTCGACGGCATCATGAATCAATGGTGCCCTGACGTGATGGCGCTCGAGGCGCAGGCGGGCGTGCACGTCGGCAAGGATCGCGAGGGGCAGCCGGCGCACATCTCGCTGCGATACGTGCATGCGGTCACGGGCATCCTGCGCATGGCGGCGTGCACGGCGCTCGCCGAGGCGATCCCGTGTTACGAGCCGCAGCCCTCGACGGTCAAGGTCACGCTGCTCGGGCGCGGGCACGGGCACGCCTCGAAAGACGAGGTGAAAGCCGGCGTCGCGCGCCTGCTCGGCGTCAAGCGCTGCAGCGCGCACGTCGCCGACGCGCTCGCCGTCGCGGTCTGCGGCGCCCGGGTGCACCGGGTCGAGCAGCAGCGGGCGCTCGTGCGGGCGGCGCGGCGGGTCGCCGTGTGATCAGGCGGCAGCGGCCGCGTCGTTGATCCGGAACACGTGATGCCGCACGAGGGCGAGCAGCCACAGCTCGGCGTCGAGCTCGTCGACTCGGGCCTGCCGCAGATAGTTCCCGCGCCGGTTCGGCTCGGCCTCGACGAGCTCGACCCATCGCTCGCGCTCGAACCGCAGCGCGCGGGTGCGACGTTCCCACCCCTCGACGTACGCGGGCGACACCTCGATGCGGGTGACGCCCGGGAACCGGCGCCGGCCTTGGCGCCATGCGACCTCGAACGCCTCGGCGTTCATCGGCACCCGGTCGTCAGCCACCGACAGAAATGCGTCACGCCGTCGGCAGGCATGGGTTCGCAGACGCCCGTGATATCGCCCGGGCGAGCCGGGGTGCACAGTCCGCTCGAGCACAGCTCGTCGGTGTTACAGGCTTCACCATCCGCGGCGCTGCCGGGCGAGCTCGGCGGCGGCGCGAGGGGTGCCTCGGCACGGCGGTCGTACGCGCACACGAGCTCGTCGAGCAGGCCGGCGGCGGCGCAGGTCAGGCCGGCGACGCACTGTGCGGTGTCGGTGCACACGTCGCCGCCCTGGATCCAGCCGGGCACCGGCTCGGGCTCGGGCTCGGGCGTCGGCTCGACCTCGACCTCGACCTCGTCGTCACGCGTAGCGGGCGACGGGGCAGGCTCGGGCTCGGGCAGCACCTCGACCTCGGGCTCGTCGCTCGGCGCCGGCGTCGACGGGGCGACCTCGACGACGGGTTCGGGCTCGGGCGTCGGCTCGACCTGCGCGACCGGCTCGAGCACGTCGAGCTCGGGCGCGTCGGGCGCGGCCGCGGGCGACTCGACCGAGTCGTTCGAGTACTCGGGCGACGAGGGGTCGGCGGCCTCGCCGCCGCAGGCGACGAGCAGCAGGGCGGCGAGGGCGGAACGCAGCAGCGTGTTCATGTTCATCCGGAACGGCAGGGACGGGGCGACCTTTAGGCGCATGCGGCATCGGCAGCAGGCGGATAGATTTTGGCGAGGACCGACTCGCGAGTCGCGGTCGGATCCGGAACGACGACGCCCGGCACGAGGCGCTCGAAAGTGTACGCCGGCGGCGAGGTGTGCGGCAGGCGGCTGTCGCGGCTGACGGCATACACGCCGATGATGTCTTTCGTTTTGGGGCACACGTAGATCCCGGCGCAGTAGCTGTGCCCTGCGGGCATGTAAGCATCGGGGTTCCGGAACGTCGCGACGGCGACGCCGTCGCCCTTGCCGCCGCGCTGCACGACCTCGACCGAGGTGACGCTGACGCGGTCGCCGGCCTCGGCGCGAGCTGCGTCGATGGCGCGCTGCTTGGCACGCTTGCCCTTGAACGTACCGATCGGGCAGGGCGCGCCCTGCACACCCGAGAACGCGAGCTCGTGCACGATGACTTGATACTGAACCATGCCGATCAGACCGGCGCGAGCTCGGGCGCCTTGAACACAAAAGCGACTCGGGCCCGACGCTGATGCATCGGGCCCGAGGGGTGTCGCACTGTGAATCAGAGTGCTGCGCGGATCGCTTTCAGCGCCCGAGCTCGGCCTGCGGCGCCGGCCTTGCGCGCCATAAATTCGGCATGCTCGAGCAGCGTTCCGAAACGGGGCCCGGGCAGGGCGGCGAGCTTGGCGCGGGTGCCCTCGTCGGCGAGCAGCGCGTCGAGCTCGGCCTGATCGGTCGTCGACTTGGCGGCGCGGCGGGCCTTGGCGGCGGCGTTCCGGCGCTTTCGCGAGGCGGCCTCGGCCTTGACGCGCAGGGGTGCGCGGTCGTCGCCATACACGCGACGGATGCAATCGCAGCCGACCGTGAATTTCTTACCGTCGCTCGAGCGCACATGATGACACTCGGCGATGCCGAGGCCGCAGTACGCGCAGCTGCCCATCGGCTGACCCTCGGAACCGATCGTCAGCGTCGTGCCGTCGCGCTGCTCGATGACGATCGGGCCCCGTTTCTCGGAAACGCCGAGGTAAAAAAACGGCGCCTTGCCGAGGCCGGCGCGTTCCCACGGGTGCACGGTCGAGGGGTCAACGGGTTCGAGGGCGGCAGGGGCCGCGTTCGGCGTCGCGTTCATGATGCCCATCAGATCGGCGCGGCCTGCCGAGCCTTGAACAAAAAGCGGATCCGCCCGACAGAAAACTGCGGGCGTTCCACATAGGAGCTCTGCACTAGAACGGGTCAGCGCTTGCGCGCGAGCTCGATCGCGGCGGCGACCCGGTCGTGCAGCATGCGCGCTCGCACGGCGAGGCGCAGCGCCTCGACCTCGCGCGGTATCGCGACGCTCGGGTCGAGCTCGGCCTGCTCGGCCTGCTCGGCGCGCCGCTCGCGCAGGACGGCGACCGCCGAGTGCAGGTCGCTCGCCTCGTCGGGCGTCAGGTTCAGAACGATGCGCAGCGTGCGGCTCACAGCTTTTGCCCCGCTGCGGCGCGTTTCTCGTACCGTTTGCGCGCGCCGGCGACGAGCTCGGCGGCCTTGCGCTGCGCGGCCTCGACCGTCCCGAGGTAGTGCGTTCGAGGGCTCGCACCGTACGGCTGCGCGTCGCGTGTGACGTGCACCCACACCGTGAAATACAGGCCGGGCGCGAGCCTAATCGCCGAGTGCCACTCGGCGATCGGGCCGAGCTCGACGGTCAGCGCATGGATCAGGGTGCGGGCGCCGAGCTCGCGACCCTTGCCGTCGACGAGCCCGAACGAGGTGTGTTCCGAAACGGTAGGCTTGCCGTCGTCGTCGGCGTAGCGCGCCGTGCAGCGATGCTCGGCCGCCATCAGCCCGCCCTCGCGGCGTCAGCGGCGTCGCGCCCGCACTGCTCGACGGCGGTCTGCCACAGCTCGCCCGTCGTGGCGCAGTAGCGTTCGGCGGCGACGGGCGGTTCGGGTGCCCACCCGAGCAGGGCGATCAGTCGGGCGCGTTCTGCAATCTGCTGCTTACGAGTCATGCCCATCAGATCGGCGCGGCGCGCCGTGACTTGAACGAAATCGACGGCCGTGCCGTAGTGGGTCGCCAATGGACGGCGACGACGAGCTCGACGAGGCGGCGCCCGGACCGGCGACGGCGGCGCTGCCCTGCGGTTATCACGGGCCCGACGCGGCCTGCGACCGGTGCCCGGCTCGGTACAGCACCGACTGTCACGGGTTCCCGCACCCGGGCGCGGTGCCTCGCGGGGTGCGCCGGCTGCGGCACTGCCCGCGCTGCAGCGAGCTCGTCACGCCCGAGCAGTGGGATACCCGCCCGAGCGGGCGCGGGCCGTTCCCGAAACTGTCGCCGTGGCAGTGCCTGCAGTGCTCGGCCGAGGACGCTAGCGAACCTGCACCCGAGGGCGGCTCGGCGTGCGCGGCGCCGCGCGCCATGCGTTCGAGGCGACCGTGATCAGGTGCGCCTGCTCGGCGACGAGGCGGCACCGGTCGTCGAGCGACAGCCGGGTCAGGTCGGCAGGCACGAGCCGCTGCAGGCGCTCGGGCGCGAGGCAGACGACGAGCACGAAACAGCGCGGGCAAACGCCGACGCGCCGAGGGTCGAGCACGAGCGAACACCAGCATGCCGGGCACCGGTGACCCGGCAGCGGGGTGTCGAGGCGCGTCGGGCGACGAGTCACGGTCGACATTCTAGCGCCTCGCCTGCGCCTCGTGCGCGCGTTTCCAGCCGGCGCACACGGGATAGTCGGGCGCGGTAACGACTTTCGAACCGTCGACCGCGAGCACGAGCAGGCCCGGGCAGTAGGCGTCGCGCTGCGGGTAACCGGGTCGAGCGTCGACGGGCATGCCCTTGTGACAGCGGAACGGCACGGGCGAGCTCGCGATCGCGGCGAGCGACTCGGCCTCGGGCGACCCCTTGCGAAAGGCGCAGTCGTCGCACATGTCGCCGCCCCGGTCGAGGTACGCCTGCCACGCCTCGGCCCGGCACTGCTCGTGCTGCTCGGGCGTCAGGGTGTCGTCGCAGCTGCAGCGCTCGGGTCCCATCGCGGCGGCGCCCATGCATCGCGGGTAACCGTGCAGGTCCTCGCACGAGCGCACGACCCGGTGCGGCGGCAGCGGTTCAGGGTGCGGCTCGCCGTTGCGTGCCCCGTACACGTGCACGAGGATCGGCGGCGCCGAGGACATGCCGGCTTTCATCGGGGCAGGTGTTCGAGTGCCGCGAGCAGCGACGGGCGCAGCGGGTCGGCCTCGTCGCACCATTCGACGAGGTCGAGGAACAGCTGCCGCAGGACGGCGGCGCGCTGCTGCGCGGCCTTGCCGTCGCCCTCGTGCGGCATGCCGAACCGGACGAACAGCGCCTCGGCGCTGACGTGCGAATGCGGCGCGCCGACGTGCGCCTGCGGGTCCTGCCCCTCGGCCTCGAGCATGCCGAGAACGAACAGCGTCTGCACGACGTGCTCGATATCGCGGCCGAGCCGGGTCGTCGCGACGAGTGCCTCGATGCGCGGGCGCAGCGTCGGGCCGAGGGTGATGGGAACGGACAGCTCGTCGTCGGGTTCGAGGGCAGCGTCGAGCTCGCTGATACCGCGCAGCGCGATGATGCCCCGCCCCTCGTGCTCGTCGAGCTGCCGGGCGATGACGTCGGCGAGCTCGTCGGGCGTCGCGTGCAGCACGCCGTCGGGCAGCAGCGAGGGCAGCCGCAGGTCGTCGAGCAGCGACGGGTCGGTGTCCTGCCCGGGCCGCAGCGCGGCGCCCGGACGGGCGGGCACGGCACCCTGCAGGACGAACGGCACCGGCGGGTCGATCAGGCGCGCGCTGCCGTCCGGCAGAAATTCGAGGCCGTGCCGGCGCGCCGCCTCGGCGACGGTTTCGCCGGGGCGATGCTGCATCGCGGCGACCGCGGCGCGCGTGCGGGCGATCAGCTCGTCGACGGTCGTGCCGCAGTGAACGCAGGCGCGCGTGCCCTTGAACGTATGGTCGCACTCGACGCTGACGCTGCCGTCGAGCTGCAGCACCCGAACGGTGTGCGGCTGCTGCCCGGTGTCGCGGGCAATCCGGGCGCGGTCGGTCGCGAGCTGCAGGTTCAGCTGCATCCGAACGTCGTCGTACAGCGGGGCGAGCCGGCGCACGTGCAGGCCGAGGTGCTCGACCTGATCCCACAGCGCGGCGCGCTCGACGGCAGGATGCCACGCCGACGTCAGCGCGCGCGCCGAGGTGTACAGCGCGAGAAAGTCTTTCGCGAGGGTGCGGTCGGGCAGCTCGCGCAGGTGCTCGACATAATCGATGACGTCGATCGCGTGCAGCGACAGCCCGCTGCCCTCGCGTTCGAGCGCCGTTCGCAGCTCGGCGAGTGCCGCCGGGTCAATGTGTTTCACCCGAGCCGCTCGCCGCTCGCCCTCGTCAGTCATGCCCCTGCCTGCCCCTGTTCCCGCCCTCGAAACCCCTGCCTGCGAATAAGCGTGACGACGGGCCCGGGCCGGGGGGGGACAGCCTCGTGACCCGTCGTCTCGCGTCGCAGACTGCCTTGCTCGACCCGGGTCTGCCTAGAGGGAATCGGCGCAGCCGATCGACTTAGGTGCGACACTCGACGCCGCACGTCGCTGCACTCGCACCGTGGAACCGATCGGTTTCTCGCGGTACGTTTCACATCGAGACGCCATGCCGACCCGCAAAAAACCTGCCTCGCGCAAACCGAGTTCACCCCGGGGGGTGGCACGAGCGCCGTCTGCCGATCGGTCACGCGCGCGCGCGACTGCCAAGGGCAAGGGGGCTCGCGCCCCCAAACGTTCGAGCAGGCGTCCGTCGCCGAGAGCAGCTCGCGACGAGCAGCCCTCGCCGCCGAACGAGTTCGACGCATGGCAGGCGTCGCTGACCCCGCGCGAGCAGCGGGTCGCCGAGGTGCTCGCGATGATGCAGCGGGGCGAGTGGCATGCGGGCAGCTCGCACGTCGCCCTCGCGCAGAAATGGGGTGTGCACCCGGGCACGGTCGAGCACGTCGCGGCCGAGGCGAACCGGCTGCTGCGGCATGCGTTCCGCAGCGATCCCGATGCGCGCGCCGAGGCGCTCGCCGAGTGCCTGACGACCTTTCGCACGGTGCGGCTGCGCATGCTCGCGAACGGCAGCGTCGCTGCGATGCGGGTCGCGCTCGACGCGGCCGAGGCGTTCGGGCGTTACAACGGCGTCGAGCCACCCAAAAACGTCAAGCTGTCGACGCAGGATGAGTTCGACGACCTGACCGACGAGCAGCTCGCGCTCGTCGCCGAGCAGGGCATCGAGGCGCTGCGGGGCATGAATTGATCGCGCCGCTGCCGATCGACCTGACCGACGACGACGACATCGCCAAGGCGCACCGGCGCGACCTGCTGATGCGCGCCAAGGCGCGACGCGCGCTCGACGTGCGGCAGGCCGAGCACGAGCTTTACAAGTTCATCGCGCTGCATCAGCCGCGCTATCGCAAGCCGACGCACATGCACCGGCTCGTCGATGCGTTCGACCGCGCGATGAAAGGCCCGGTGTTCTGCATCATCGAGGCGCCCTCGCGGCACATCAAAACGAGCATATTTCAGGCTGCGGCAGCGCGCCTGCTGCGGTATCGCACGAGGCCTCGCGTCGCGTTCTGCACGTATGCGAACGACATCGCGTTCAGGCGCAGCCGCGAGGTGCGCGAGCTCGCCGCGCAGGCGGGCGTATGGGTCGGCGAGGAACAGCGGACCGCGCAGCATTTCGACCCGAGCAAGTCAGTCGCCTTTTGGCAGACGAGCTCGGGCGGGCAGTTCGTCGCCGGCGGCCGGCACGGGCAATGGATCGGCGAGGGGTTCGACCTGATCCTGTACGACGACCCGCTGAAAGATCACAGCGAGGCCGAGTCGCAGCTGTACCGCGACGAGGCTTACAACACTCTGCGCGGCACGCTGATGTCGCGGCGCGAGCCGGGCTGCAGCGTGTTCGTCGGCATGCAACGGTGGAACGAGGACGATCCGATCGGGCGCATAAAAGACTGGTTGGAAAAGGATCCGGACGCGCCGCGGTTCGAGGTGATCACGCTGCCGATCCTCGAGGACATCGAGGTGACGAGCGACGAGGACGGCAACGAACGGATCGTCGGCGGCAAACCGCTGTGCCCGTGGCGCTATGACCTGCCGGCAATCATCGAGTGGGCGTCGCTGCTCGGCCCCTACTTTTGGCCGAACCTGATGCAGGACGTCAGCCCTCGCGGCAAGCGCCTGTTTCCCGAGCTCGCGCGGTACGACCGCGCGCGCAGCGACGGCGCGATCCTGCTGATCAGCTGCGACCCCGGTATCGAAAAGAAAGACCCGAGCAAGCAGCGTCAGCAGCGCAAGCGGACCGAGCCCGACCCCTCGGGCATCGTGGTCGCATGGGCGTACCTGACGAAACGCGAGGTCATCAATCCGGAAACCCGTCGCCGCGAGGTCGTGCACGACGTGAACCTCGATGTCGTTTGGGCCGAGCAGCTGTGGCTCGAACCGCTCGAGCTGCTCGAGTTCCTGAACGACCTGCAGCAGGTGCATTACCCGGGCGCGCCGGTGCTGCTCGAGGAGGTGTCGGCGTTCCGGCTGCTCGAGCTCGTCGCCGCGCAGACCCATCAATCGCTTTTCATCGTGCCCGTCGTGCCTCGCGGATCCAAATACCTGCGCAGCCTGCCGACGGCAGCCGACGCCCGAGCGGGCCGCGTGCGGGTGCCGCGGAAAGGCGAGTGGGTTCCGGGGTTCTGTAAGGAATTGCGGTTGTTCACCGGCATGCCGGGCGGGCGAGACAACCGCGCCGACGCGCTGACGCAGCTGCGGGATCAGGCGGCAATGATGCTCGGCGTCGTTATGTCAGGTGCGGCGAGCGGCGGTTCGTATACGATGGCGGGCGCGCCGTGACCCGGCGTTAAGTACACCGACCTACATAGGAACACCGGAGGCACCCGGATGAATCAAAAGCTAACGAGCATCAGCACAGCTGCGTTGTTCGAGGAACTAACGACCCGCGTCCTGCAGCTGCACGACGACGCCGAGCGACCCGGCAGCACCGGGCACCTGCGGTCGCTGCTGACCGAGGCGTACGAGGCAGGGCGGCATGCGGGCATCGCTGCCAAGGCGGGCGAGGACGCGCAGCGCATGCGGCACCTGCTCGACGAGGCGACGGCGCGCATGCCCGACACCCTGCCGCCGGCGGCCGACTCGACCGAGCCGAACGTCGCTTATTGGCGCAACGGCAGACAGCACCTGTGGCAGCTCGTCGACGCCGTGCGCGCCGACCTCGAGACACAGAACACGGCCGGCAGCCGGCAGGCGTGCGCGCGCGCGCAGCGACTCGACGAGCACGTCAAGGCAGCGCTGCGCCCGAACGCGCCCCTGCGGCAGCGCGCCGGGAAATGGCTGTTCGAGCTCGGCGAGCGCATCAGTCAGCGGGGTGCATCGTGAACGGCCCGGCCAAGTACGGCACGACGCTCGCCGAGCAGTGGCAATCGTACGAGGCGGGTGTTATCCCGCGCACGGCGTCGCCCGTGCAGCGCGTCGAGTCGCGGCGGGCCTTTTATGCCGGCGCGCAGGCGCTGTTCGAGATCCTGACGAGAGGCGCGTCGGATGGCGACGAGGTCACTGACGACGACGAGCAGCTGATGCTGCGCGTGAACGCCGAAATTCAGGCGTTCATTGCCGACGTGAAAGCGGGGCGAGCGTGAACGCGCCGCGTGTCGACCTCGTGCTGCTGATTCAAAAGGCGACGACGTTCGCCAAGCAATGGCGCGATCAGGACGGCTGCAGCGCGACGGTCCTCGACGAGCTCGCTGACGCGATCGAGGGATACGTCGGCAGCCACACCGGGAACGCCGCCGAGGCCCGCCTGCACGCCGCGCGGGCCGCAGGCGTCATCATCGACGACCCGATCCGCGACCGCGTGCACGTGCGCACGGCGACCGACGCCGAGCAGCGGGCGGCGCTCGACCGCGGCCTGCGGCAGCTGAACCCGCCGCCGCATATCGAGCTGCTCGTGCATGCGACCGTCGCCGGCGACGTGCTCGTGACGAACCGCAGCACGGTCGAGCTCGAGGTCGTGCACGACGACGGTTCGAGCGTCGGCCTGCCGCCGACGGCGCGCGGGGTCGTGCCCTCGCGGGCGAGCGTGCGCACCCCGCCGGGCGGCGACTGGACACGACCTCGCCCGGTCAGCGACATCGAGCTCGTCGTCGCGCAGCGGATCGGCATGGCTGCGTTCCGCAGCAGCCCGCACGTCGATTATCTGTGGGTCACGCGCCTGCAGGATGGGCGCTCGCTGTTCCTGCTGCCGTGGCATGCGGCGGGCGTGCAGCTGTCGGTCGGCATGCTCGGCAGCCTCGAGTTCCTCGGCACGTGGGACTATGACGCCGAACACCGCGACGCCGGATGGCGGGCGGCGCTGTCGTGGGACGGGCACGGCGAGCCCGAGGGGTGGACACGTCACCCGCACACCGGGCGCGTGCGACCCGACGGCACGCCGGCGAGCGAGCACCTCGAGGGGCGGTCATGAACGCGCGATGGCGAACCGTCCTGCGGGTGCGCGCCGTGCTGCGCCTGCTGCTCGACGCACACGTGCCGCTCGGCGCGCTGTCTCGCGTCGTCGAGCAGGTGCGCCGCATCAGCGACGAGGACCTGCCGAACGAGCAGCGCGTGTTCGGCGCGTCGATGACCGGCGCCCTCGCGCGCGACATCCTGAACGAGCTGCTCGGCGATGACGTCGAGCTGATCGACCGCGACGTTCCGATCGCGTCGGCGTTCAAAACCGCAGCCGACACATGGCACGGGCAGCGCGAGAAATGGCGCGACCTGATCGAGCACATTCGCGAGCGGCAGCAGCATGCTCGCGACCTGAAAGCGCTCGGGTCAGCGTGCAGCGAGGTGCTCGTGCGCGAGCACGACGAGCTGCTCGCCTGGATCGGCAAGGTGCAGCCCGACCCGCGGCCGCCCGGCGAACCGCGCGACCTGCTGCGCATCGGCGACGAGCTGCGCCGGCGGCGGCAGGCGCGGGCACGTGCGGCCGAGGTCGCCGGCGGCGACAGGGACCGCGACGCGCAGGACGAACACGCGGCCGTGTTGCTCGAGCTCGACGAGCTGCTCGCGTTCGTCCTGCCCCTTATGGGCGCGCCCCTGCCTGCCGTCGAGCGGGTCGAGGCGTGGCTCGAGAGCAGCGCATTTTACGACCTGATGCAGGCATATCGGCACGCGCCGCTCGTGCCGCTCGGCGAGGCAGCAGCGAGGTTCGAGGAAATCAAGGCAGAGATCCGAAAGGCGACGAGGGCATGACCGACCGACGTTACATCACGAGGCACGAGTATCAGGGTACGCGCGGCTGGATCGCGCGGCCGCCCCTCAGCAGAACCAAGCTGTTCAGCTTCAATTCGCACGGCGGGGTGCGGGCCTCGCTCGCTGCCGCGCAGGCATGGCGCGACGCCGTGCTCGCGGCGAACGCTCGGGCAGCTCGTCGCCGAGGGCCGCGCAAACGGGCGCTGCCCGGGTACGGGTACGTCGCGCGGCGCGTCGTCAAGGGCGTCGACTCGTTCGTCGCATGGCTGCTGCTCGACAGCCGGGGCACGGTCGCCTCGACGAGCGCTGCCGTCGCGGTGCACGGGGTCGCCGGCGCCGAGCAGGTGTGCAAGCAGTACCTGCGGCGCAAGCGTCGCGAGCACGGCCTGCCGAGGATCGACGCCCTGCGATAAGTCAACGCGGCACAGCCGCAGAAAAGGGAACCTATGGCCACAGCAGCAGAGATCCAAACGGCGGCGCAGGGCGTGCTCGACGCGCAGAACGACCTCGCGACGGCGAGCGCCGCGTTCAATGCACTCGAGAACGCGGCGCAGGCAGCGTGTGCCGCCGAGTCGGCGGCGGTCGCCTCGGCGATGGCGGCGCAGACGGCAGCGCTCGCGACGGCGCGCAACGCCGATCCGGCATGGGCCGCCGCCTATCAGGTCGTCAACGACGCGCAGCTCGCGCTCGGCGCAGCGGTCGTCGCCCTTTCGACTGCGGCGTCGCAGTATGACGGGCAGTAGCGACACCGACGACCCATGGCGCCCGGCGTGCGGCGCCTGCGGCTCGACCTCGCTGCGCCCTCGGGTGGCAACGAAAAGCGGGGTCGAGCCGGCCGTGCACTTTTACGAGTGCACGGCCTGCGGCAGGGCATGGGACGGCAGCGAGGCGCCCGAGCCGACGCACGCCGTCGAGCTGCTGCCCGTGCTGTGCCTCGGCGAGATGAACGCGGCGGGCCCGCCGCCCCTGAAACCCACCCCGAACGGACACGACGAATGAACGACGACATCATCGGAACGATCGCGATAGCAGCGGCCGGCCTCGCCCTCGTCGCGGCGGCAGGCATCATCGCGCGAGCGTGGCTCGTCAGCCGCGAGAAACGCCGGCGCCTCGCTGCGGCGTACGACGGTCGCATCGACCCTCGCGAGCGCCCGCAGGCGTACGCGCCGCGAGTGTGGCCACACCCGCCGGCGCAGCGGGTCGCTGCCGGAACCGGCGCGAGCGGCAGGACGATCCAGGGCACCGTCCGGGCAACGGTGTTCCCGGGCGGCGGCGGCGGCGGCAGCTCGCCGACCCCGGCGCGGGTCGACCGCGGCCCGTTCCGGCGACCCTCGGCGCCGGCGTCGCCCTCGCCGGTCTACTATGGCGACCCCGTGCCCCTCGACCTGTCGAGCTCGGGCGGCGGCGCTGCGCCTGAAATGTCGCTTTCCTCGACGACGTTCGAGGGCGGCGGCGGGTCGTTCGCCGGCGGCGGCGCCTCGGGCGGGTGGGACGCGCCGAGCTCGGGTGACAACGGCGGCGGGTACAGCGACACCGGCGGCGGCGACTCGGGCGGCAGCTCGGGCGGCGACAGCGGCGGGGGGTCGAGTGACTGAAACCCTCGGCAAGGGCGGCAAGCGCCCGGCGTGCGCGACCTGCGGGCAGCCCGGGTTCTATCTGTGCGACTATCCCATCGCCTCGCGCAACGGCGCGCCGCATCGCAGCTGCAGCCGGGTCATGTGCAAAAAACACGCTGCCCCGGTCGCCGGCGTCGCGCACTACTGCCCGCCGCACGACCGCGTTTCCCGGGTTCCCGTCGCGGTGCCCGACGAGCGCCCTCGGATCCCGGGGTTCGAGGACTGATGCCCGACGAGCTGCGAAAGGGCGACGACGACCCGCAGCAGCGCGCCGAGCTCGAGCGGCGCGCCGGGCCCGTCGTCAAGCTGCAGCACCTGCCCGTCGCCTGCGGCGATGGGTCGAACCGACGGCAGCTGTTCATCACGATCAACGGGCGGCAGGCGTTGCACGAGGGACCGCGGAAAGCAGGGCAGCGATGATGCGCCTGCGCGACCGTCGCCGGCGCTGCCGGTCGACGCCGTTCCGGGCGTGGATGGATCCGCGATGGCGCTCGACGTACCGCGGGCGCCCGTGGCAGGACCCGGCGCGATCCCGATGGCGATGGGCAGCGCGAGCTCGCGACGCAGAGATGCCGTTTTGACCCTGCGCCATGCGCTGCGGTGGGTCGCGCTGCTGTTCGCCGGGGGCATCCTGATCGGCGGCGTCATCGGGCTGTGCCTCGGCGGCAGCCGGTGGCCTGCGGTCATCGGCGCCGTCGCGACCTGCCTGCTCGGTCAGGTGTGGCAGTCGCAGCTGCGGGCTCGGCGGCGTCGCGTCGCTGACGCCGGCGCGAGCTCGGGCCGCCGGGCGTGACGTAACGCCCGCCGAGGGATAACCTATGCGGCGTGACAGCCGCCCTCGACCTGAATCGCTACTACGCGAACGAAAGCGCGCTGCGCGCGACGTCATACGCGCCGATGGTGCCGCCGAACCCGGGGCTGCTCGGGCGTAACTATTTCGCCGGGCACATCCCGGCGAACGAGCAGTACCGGCCACAGTTCGGGCGCAGCCTCGACCTCGACCGCATCGACGGCGCGATCCGCTCGGCGAACATGGGCATCATGTCGCGCATCACCGACCTGTCGCGCGAGACGATCGCGCTCGACGGGCACGTCAGCTCGCTGCTGCAGAAACGGCTCGGGCGGATCGGCGCCCTCGATTTCGACGTCACGCCGGCGACGGGCCGCGGCATCGATCCGGGCCGCGCGAAAGACTATGCGGCGCATGCGCGCGAGGCGCTCGATCAGATCCCAAACTTTCGCGACCGCCTGACGGATCTCGCATGGGGTGTGTTCGACGGGCGCAGCTGCAGCGAGATCGAATGGTGTCGCTACGGGCGCGAGTGGAACGTGCGCGACCTGCATTGGATCCATCCGCGCCGGCTTTCGTTCGGGCCCGACCGCGACCTGCGCGTCATCGACCCGATGCGGCAGGTCGGCAATTTCACCGACGTGGGTTTCGCCGTCGAGTGCATCCCTTACAAGTTCGTCACGTTCCGGCCGCGCATGTTCGGCGACTATCAGGAACGCGAGGGCCTCGCGTACCGTACCCTTTACTGGTCGTTTTTTGGCCGGTTCGGCGTGCGCGAGCAGCTCGAGCTGATGGAAATATTCGGCAAGCCGTGGCGCATCATGATCCCGCGCACGGGCACGGGCATGCCACCGATCAACGTCGAGGCGCTGCAGCAGGGGTTTCAGGCGCTGACGTTGCTCGGGTATCACAACACGGCGCGCATGCCGGCGAACGTCGACGTGCAGGTCGTGCAGCCCGAGCAGGGTGCGGGGCAGGTGCACGCCGCCGTGATCACCGACAGCCGCGACGTGCTGTCGAAACTGTTCCTCGGCAACGTGCTTACGACCGATAGCAAGCCGACCGGGCTCGGGTCGAACACGGCGAACGTGCAGCAGTCGGGCGAGGATCTGCTGATCGCAGGCGACGCGCGACGCATCAGCGAGACGGTCGAGGACAAGCTGACCGACGCGATCGTCATCGTGAACTATGGGCCCGAGGCCGTGACGCACGCGCCTAAGTTCACGCTGCGCACCGACCCGCCCCTCGATCGCAAGGCGGAACGCGAGCGCCTGCGCGGCGCCATCGACGACGGCGTGCCCGTCTCGCTCGAGGAATACCGGCAGCGCGTCGGCATTCGCGAGGTGCGCGCCGACGAGCCCTATGTGATCCGGACGCAGCGCCCTGCCGAGCTCGGTCAGCAGACGCCGCCGCCGGCGCCCGAGGTCGTGTATCCCATCGGCAAGGCGCCGGCGCCGGGCGAGCTGCTCGACTCGCCCGAGGCGGCGAACAACCCCGGCGAAGACGACCTCGGGCCCGGCGTGCCGGGCCTGCCGCCGGGTGCCGTGCCGCCGCAGCTGCCGCCCGGGTCGCCGCCTTCCATGGGCGACGACGTCGACAGCCCGGACGATATCGCCGAGCTCGCCCGGCAGATGACCGAGCTCGGCATCGACCGCTGCGCCCATAACCGGCAGAACCGCTGCCCGCTGTGCGGCATCGAGCGCGAGCGTACGGTCGAGATGGGACCCGACGGAAAGGCGCACTGGCCTGTCGCGTGGAAACCGATCGGTGCCCCGTCGTCGAGAACGCGTCGCGACCCGCCCTCGTCGCCGGGAGCCCAGGGCGACGACGAGCTGCAGCCGTCGCCGGGTCCAGGTGACGACGAGGACGCGCGCGGCACGCTGACCCCGTGAACACCTGCGGGCACTGCGGCGGGGTGCAGCTCGCCCGCCGGCGACGCAAGCCGCCGGCGCAGCCGCGGTCGGTGTTCGGCTCGCCCGAGGACATCATCGAGCAGGGCACCGACCTGCTCGCGGCGCAGACCGAGCGGCTCGGCATCGCCATCGCCAAGGCGACGCACGGCCTGTCGAGCGCCAAGGCGATTCACGCCGCCATCAAACGGACCGCGCGCGAGTGGCCGGTGCGCCGCATGGCGCTGCCGCTGCAGGCCGAGCTCGAGCACGGGGCGATGCTCGGCGCGCTCGACGCGGATTTCGAGGCGCGCACCGACCGCCCCGTCGCAGTGCCCTCGTTCGCCGCGCTGCACGCCCCGATCCTGCTCGCCCCGTACGACCGCAGCACCGACCCCGCGTTCGCGACGCGGCCGGTAAAGGACGCGCGCAAGCAGTTCGAGCAACGGCAGCCGGTCACCCGCGACGTGTACGACAGCCTGTCAGACGCGGCCCGCCGGCGCTCGGTCACGGTCGCCGGCGCGGCGACGGCCGACATCGTGCGCACCGTGCAGCGCGAGCTCGTGCGGCAGGTCAGCGAGGGCGCCGACCTGCGCGACTTTTCGAACCGCGTCGTGCCCCGGCTCGAGCAAGCGGGCTGGACACCGCTGAACGACTCGCACGTCGAGAACGTGCTGCGGACGAACGTCGGCAGCGCCTACAACGCCGGGCGCGCGCAGCAGATGACGCAGCCGACGGTGCTGCGGTATCGGCCTTTTTGGCAGATCGTCACGGTCAACGACGGGCCGCCCCGGCAGCGCCCGGCGCATCAGGCGGCGCACCTCGTCGTGCTGCGCGCCGACGATCCCTTTTGGCTCGAGGCATACCCGCCGTTCGGGTATCAGTGCCGCTGCCGGGTGCGCTCGCTGTCGAGGCGCGAGGGCGAGCCGCTCGTCGTCAGCGGGCGCTCGCTGCGCGGTCTGCCCGACCCCGGGTTCACGAGCGGGCTGTCGCAGCTCGAGGTGCCGCCGCCGCAGCTGCCGCCGCACCTGCCGCCGGCGAACGACCCGGGCCCGCTGCCGGCGAACGACACCGTGCCGCAGAAACCGCGCAAGCCTCGCGCGCCGCGCAAGCCGAAACCGCCGCCGCCGGCGGCCGCGACGTTCGATCGGCTCGGCGTGCCGCAGCCCGAGGTGCAGGGCAGCGCGCCCGAGGCGCTGCAGCGGGCGACCGCGCGCGGGTTCGAGGTCGCCCTCGGCAAGGGCGGCAAGGCCGACGGCGGGCGCATCGCGCAGCTGCACGACCTGCAGCTGACGTCGAGCGAGCGGGCGACGGACAACCTGCACGGCGCGAACGTCCTGCCCAAATACACGGGCGGGGTCTATTGGAAAAACACCCGACGCCTGCGCGTCGGCATGGGCGACGGGCACATCGAGCCGTTCCTGAAACGGCGCAGCATCGCCGAGTTCATGCCTCGCGAGCGGGGCGGCCGCGACGTCCCGCAGAACAGTCAGGACATCGCGCAGTCGCGCGAGCAGGTCGTCGAGATGACGGCGTGTCACGAGTTCGCGCATCACATGCACATGTCGCGGCTGTCGGCGACGACGCGCGCCGAGCTCGACGCCGGGCCCGACCCGAACGACGAGGCCGACATCGCGATCCATCGCGAGTTCATGCGCTCGGATCGGCAGAACGTCAGCCGGTACGGCATGACCGATCGGTTCGAATTTTGGGCCGAGTCGCTGACGGCGTACCGGTACTATCCGCGCCCGTGGCTGCAGCAGAACGCGCCGCGAACGCTGCGCCTCGTGCGCAAGGTGCTAAAGCTGAAAGGCCTGAAGTGACCGACGAGGAACGTTTCGAATTGGAAAAGCTGACCGACGAGTTCCTCGCCGAGGTCGAGGCGGATCCGTCGCCGTCGCGCAAACGATGGCAGGCGAGGCTCGACAGGTGGCAGGGGCGCGTCAACGTCGAGGTGCTGCTGACGTACGGGGCAGCGCGCGGGTGGCTCGACTGACGGCGTCGTCGCGCTGACGAGCTCGTCGCCCGAGTACTAGCGCGACGAGCTCGCCGTGCCGGACGGCTTGCCCATAGTGGAACACGCGCGTACCGTTGCGGCATATGGTCGCGACCGCCGCGCCTGCCCCTCGGGTGCAGTGTTACGTCAATCGAGCAACCGAGTTCGGGCACACCGTGCTCGCGTTCGCTGCCCCGCAGCTGCCGCCGGCGAACGACATCGAGGTGACCCCGCAGGCGGCGCCTGCGGACGCAGCAGCGCCCGCACGCAAGCCGACGCCGGCGTTCAAGTGGCTGCACGTCGCGAACCCCGGCACGTATAAGGGGCACCATCAGGGCGAGTTCACGCTGACGGGCGAGACGTTCGCCGAAATGGTGCGAAACTTTCGCGCCGATCCCAAGTATGGCGACCCGAAATTCAGCGTCGGCGCGGTCGAGCTCGACGGCAAGCCGTACGCCGGCGGGAACACGAGCCGCATCGTTCAGTTCGATTATGAGCATGCGTCCGAAATGCCGCCGTTCGAGGGCGCCATCCCGACGCAGGGCGCGCCTGCCATCGGATGGGTCATCGAGCTCGACGTGCGCCCGGGCGACGACGGGCAGCCGACGCTATGGGCGCTCGCCAAGCTCGGCGATCAGATCCGGCGGCAGATCGACGCCGACGAATACAATTCGGTATCGATCGCGTGGAACCCGGCGGGCGTGCATTACGTCACGGGCAAGCCGATCGGCGCGGTGCTGACGAGCATCGCGTTCACGAATCACCCGTTCATTCGCGACCTGCTGCCGCTCGCTGCAGCAAACCGCGCGGCTGGCCTCGCGCCCGCCGGTAGTGTAAACATCAGGGCGCAGTCCTCGGAGGCACACGCGGGCGCACCCTCAACCCAAGGGATAGCCATGACCGCGTTATCTGCAGACCTCCGATCGACACTGTGCCGCCTGTATTCTCTGAACCCCGAAGCATCCGACGGCAGCATCATCCGCGCCGCCGAGAACGCCTCGACCGCAGCGAACGACCTCGCCGGGCTGCTGAAAGCCCTCGGCATGGGCGCTGCGGCTGATGCCATCGGCGCGCTGCCGGACCTGATGGGCGCGCGCGGCAAGCTGACCGAGCTGCTCGCGCAGTTCGACGCGCTGATGCGGGCCGACGCGACTGCCGATACCGAGGTCGAGCAGCAGGACGTCGCGGCCGCGTTCAGCTCGCGGCGGTTCAATGACCCGTCGCTCGTGCACTCGCTCGCTGCCCATCGCAGTCAGCTCGTGCAGACCGAGATCCATAAGCTGCCGCCTGCCGATCAGAAAGATGTCGGCAAGGTGCGAGCCGCCCGCGCGCAGGGGCGTGCCGTGTTCCTGACTCACTACGGGGTGCCGACGAACCCGGCGCACATGCACCTGACGACGACGTTCGCTGCGGGCCCGGGCGCGCAGGGGCACTCGACGCAGTACGCGCCGCCCGGCGCCGTGCACGCGCCCATCATGCAATCGCAGCAGCCGGCGTTCCGCGCCGCCCCGCACGGTTACCCGCAGCCCGGGCAACCCCTGCAGCTGTCGCAGCAGCAGCCGCAGCCGCAGGGCGCCGTCGACCTGTCGCAGTACAGCGGTCGCAACCAGACCGAGCAGATCATGTCGATGCTGTCGAGCAGCGACGCTGCATTCGCCAAGCTCGACCACGGCACGCAAGTGTCGCGCGCGAGCGCATGGCGCCGAGCGAACGCACACCTGATCGTCGGCGCCGCCGCCTGACGAACGACCCCTCGCCGTTGCGCGCCTGACCGGCATCAGGCGCGCTGCGCAGCAGACACCGAACAGCAGTAACCCTCGCAAGGATCACACATGCCCGAACCCCGTCGCATCGTGCCGGATGGCGGCGTACGCCCCGGCCTAAACCTCAGCGGCAGCACCATTGCCGCGAACCGGATCGTCGTGCACGGCGCGGCGACCGATCAGATCGCGCAGGCCGCTGCAGCGACCGCCCCGTACTACGGGGTAACGATGAACGCCATTGTCAACGGCATCACCGGCGACGTGCAGGTGAAAGGCAAGGCGACGATCGAGGCAGGCGCTGCCGTCGCGAAAAACGTCAACGTCATGTCAGACGCGAGCGGTCGCGCCATCCTCGCGACCGCAGGCAACTGCGTCATCGGTCGCACCGTCGTCGCGTCGACCGCACTCGGGCAGATCCTCGAGGTCGAGCTCGCGAGTCAGCCGACGATCCTCGCGGCCTAACCCCGGCATCGAACAGGAACGAACCCACAGATGAACCCGAACATTTTCAGGATGCCCGCGAACGCGGGCCTGATGCCGGTGCCCGGTGCCCTGACCGCAGACATCCGTCAGCTGCTTTCGCAGACGCAGGGCATGGCGCCCGGCGGGCTGCTGACGGGCGGCGGCGGCATGCCGAACCTCGGTCAGCAAATGCAGCTGATGCAGCAGTACGGGGTCGACCCTCGACAGCTGCAGGCGTATGGCGGTCAGCAGCAGATCGCCCTCGCCCTCGCGAGTGACGTGCCGCACCTCGGCCTGCGCGCAGGGCAGCAGATCATGCTCGCGCTGCAGCCGGCTGACGTGCACGTCGCCGAGGAGATCGATACGTTCCTCGCCGGGTACGCGCCCGACGAGTTCCGTGCCGACGAGGCCGTGCCGATCGTGCCGACTGACTTTCTGACGGATCAGTTCCGCACGTTCACGGAAAACAACGCTTTCCGCGTCGTCAACGTGCTCGCCTCGACGCAGTCGGATATCAACGAGGTCGACCCCGAAACCATCCTGCGCACGTTCATTTGCGTGGATCGCGCCATCGGCGGGTTCATCCCGAACGTGACGCAGTACACCGCGCGCAAGGCGTACGACCCGCGGCAGGCGCTCGCGCGCCGGATCCGATGGGCGCTCGCGCTCGAACGCGAGGTGCGGATTTTCGGCAGCTCGGGCCTGCTGACGACGTCTGCCAACTGGAACGCGAACAACGTCACGACGATCGCGGGCGGCAGCGAGTGGGACACGACGAACGGCGATCCCATCCGCAATATGCAGGACGCCGAGGAAAACAGCATCATGCCGATCACCGACTGGTTCATGTCGGTGCCGGTATTCAATGCCTTTCTGCGCAACGCGAACGTGCGCCTGTATTTCCGGCAGATGCTCGGCGACAACGCGCCGAGCCCGGATGTCGTCAATCGCAAGCGCGACGTCGTGATCCCGGGCCTCGCCCCGATTCACGTCGTCGGCGGCAAGGTGCTGAACGAGTCGACGGGCAACATTGATTACATCATGGGCGAGGCGGTCGTCGGCGTGCGAAAGCCGACGGGTAGCCTCGTCAATCCCGAGGACATTCAGACCGCCGTGACTTGGCGTTTCAACGGCCCGAGCGGCACGGGGTTCATCACCCGCGAGTTCGAGCTGCCGCGCCGCGGTCTGCACGCCGGGCAGATGATGGTTTCCGGGTACAGCGAGGATCCGAGGTTCATCGCGAACAACGTCGGCGCGCTGATCCTGAACACACTGGCGTAAGTCGCCACAGCATCGATGCCCTTACAGTCGGGCCGCCCCTTGCCACTGCGACAGGGTGCGGCCCGCTGTTTTTTTGTGTGTTACCCTGACGAGCGAACCCCCTCGTTTAGGAGAACGCATGTCGAAAAATAACAAGCCAACCCCGCCGCCGCTCGATGACGAGGCCGCCGTCGCCGCCGGCGGGCACAGCGACGTGCCGCACGCGGAAAGCGGCAAGGCGACTGCCGACGACGCCAAGCTCGCGGCAGCGCGCGACGCCGTCGCAGCGCGCGACGCGGCCGTCGGCGAGGCCGCTGCCGAGGCTCGCACTGCGCCCGCCCCTGCCTCGCCCGAGGTGACCCGAGCGGCAAACAAGCTCGCCGGCGGCATCGCGATCCCGGCAGCACCGGTCGACGTCGACGCCGCGCCGGGCGCGTATATCGCGCAGCGCTCGGGTCAGTACGTCGCCAAGCCGGACCCGTCGAAACCGCTGTCGACGACCGAGGCCGTCGTTCACGGCAATTGGGTCGGGCGCTATCATGACGACGAGGGCGAGCCTTGCCCGGCGTACGTGAAACACGGCACGCCGATCAGCGCGCTGCCATCCGACCTCGCGCAGGCGATCGTCGAAACCCGCGGGCAGGTCGTCGGCCCGCTGCCGCCAAAGCAGCCGCCGAACCCGTTCACACCCTGACATCGGAACGCCCTTATGTGGACCTCGCTCGAACAGCTCGTGCAATTGATCGGACGGCGCCGCGTCGTCGAGCTGTTCGACGAGGACGGCGACGGCAGGATCGAGGGCGCCGACGCGACTCGGGTCGACGAAACCGTCGCCGGCGTCAACGACGAGGTGACCTCGATCCTGTTTCGCAAGGGGTTCGGCGCGCCGGCGCTGAATGCCCTTTCCGAGGATGCATCGCTACGTCGCTACGCGACCCGGATGCTCGCGCAGGCTGCCGGGTATATGCGCCTCGAGTTTCACGACGCGAACGGGCGCGGCCCGTATTATCAGATGGGCGAGGACGCCCGTTCTGCCCTCGTGAAAATGAGCCTCGGCGAGCTGCGCAGTAAGACCGAGGACACCGGCGCCGGCGAGAACCCGATCGTCGGCGGCGACGTCAGCACCGGTCCGGGCCCGGCATTCGTCATCGCGCGCGACCCGCGCTATCCGGGCAGCTCGGGCCCGGGGGGGTTCTGACAGCGGTGCAGCGAGGCGTGCCTCGCGGGCCCGTCCCACCGACGCGCGGCACGAGGAAAGCCGCCAAGCCTGCCCCGGCGTTCGCCGGTCGTCGCGGCGAATGTCCCGCGTGCACGAGCGGCGACGCGCGGTTACCTTGCACGTGCGAGGTGCAGGACCGCTGCAGCTCGACGAGCGACGCCGGGCATCAGTGCATCCTCGGCGCAGGGCATTCGCTGCGGCATGTGACCGCTGCGGGAAAGCATTGGCGATGATTCAGGTGACCCGCGCAGACGACCTCGAGCAGCAGGCGGCGCGCCTCGACGCCGAGGCAACCGAGCTCGAGCAGCTCGACCCGAGCCAAGCCGACCGGCGACGCCGCGAGGCGACGCGCATGCGGCAGCAGGCGACGCAGCTGCGACGCGGCCGCACTGATGGTGTACGGTTCGGGTGATGAACCGACCCATCGATCCGAATGATGACCGCCGCGTGACGCTGCCGAGCGGCAGACGCGGCACCGTACTGACGCCGCGACAGCAGGGCATCCTCGACTCGTTCGATTATCACCGGCCGGCGCCCGAGCAGGCCGAGCGCATCGAGCGCAACCGGCTCGCGTTCAAGGTGTGCGCCCTCGCCGTCATCGAGAATTGCCCGGACGGCGCCGATCAGACAGCGGCGCTGCGGCAGCTGCACGAGGCGATGATGACGGCAAACAAGGCGATCGCGTGCGAGCCCGGCACCCCGCACGAGTCGCCGCTGCCGACGCCGACGGGGTTCGCGGCGCCGCTGCCCGATGACCCGCCCGAGGGACCGCTGCCCGGGTATGGCGAGGTCGCGCTGTACCCGAGCGACGGCATCGCGATCGACGACCCGAACCCCGGGGTGTGACCGTGCGCTGCCCCTGCCTCGTCGGTCGCTGCCTGTACTGCAGGCGCTGCGTCTGGTGTGCATGCACCTGCGGGGGTCGCTGAATGCCCGTCGTCGATTATCGCCGGCGCGGCGGCGGCAGCACCGTCGAGCTCGACAGCTCGGCGCTGCTGTCTGCCCTGCATCGACTGTCGGAGGCCGGGTCAACGGTCATGGCAGAGACGACGCCGGCGCTCGCCGAGATCCTCGTCACGTCGGTGCAGGAAGTGTTCACGCGCGAGGGCGCCGTCGCCGGGCGCCCGAAATGGCAGGACCTCGCCGAGTCGACGAAAGAAAATCGGCTGCGGAAAATCCGGGGCGGGCGCAAGCTGCGCGGCGGCGGCACCTACATGCACGAGGGGCAGTGGTACACCGAATCGGCAAAAGAGCGCCGGGCCCGCATCAAACGGCAGGGCAAGGCGCGCGAGAAACGCAAGGCGCGCGAGGCGTCGATCGCGTTCACCATCCTGCAGGACACCGGCAACCTCGCCGGCTCGATCATGCCGTACGCCGATCAGGCCGTCGCCGAGGCGTTCACGAACGTGCCGTATGCCGGGTTCCACGTCAGCGACGCGCCTCGCAAGCGGCTGCCCAAACGTGACTTTACCGACATCGATTTCGAGGCCGCGCAGGCCGAGGCCGTCGACCTGATCCTGTCGCAGGTGCTCGCGCCTGCGGCCGAGTGACGAGGGACCACGAGACACCATGCCGACCCCGCTCGATTATGACGTCATCGAGGCGCTAGCTCGCGCCATCCTCGGGCAGCTCGCGCCCCTGACCGGCACCCGCGGAACGGGCACGATGACGGTGTCGAACCCCTCGGGCGCCGCCGTCGAGCTCGACCCGAACATGTGCCTGCTGCCCGTCGTGCACGACGAGCTCGCCGACGACCTCGTGTTCAAGGTCGCGCCGAACCCCGCGACGACGCTGCCGCACGGCAAGGGCGGCGCCTGGACTATCCCGCCCGGCGGCAGCCTGTCGGTCGCCGTGCGCTCGAACCTCGGCGGCGCCCGGCACAACCTCGACGCCGGCACCCGGCTGCGGTTCGACCCGCTGATCGCCGACCTCGACGACGAGGCGACCCTCGATGCCGCCATCACCGACGCCGCCGATCGGGCCGAGGGCGAGCTCGCGCTGCGGCGCGCGGTCTATTACGAGGACATGGATCCGGCTGCCATCGAGGACGACATCGCCGGCGGGCGCCTGTCGCAGCTGCCCGGGCTAATGATCGTCTGGACACAATCGACCCCGTACGAGGGTCGCACGGCAGGGACGAACCAAGGCTCGACCCGCCTCGCCGACGGCATGCGCGGGTTCGCCGAGAATTACCGGCTATTCGTCGTCAGCTCGTCAGTCGCCGGCTCGAGCAAGCGGCGCAGCGAGGGACTGCGCCTGATGCAGGCCATTACCCGGCTGCTGACGGATCAGCAGGTGACGACCGACGGCGAGCAGCTGACGAACCTCGGCAGTCTCGAGCTGCTGAACCGCAGCCGTTTCGTGCGGGGCGAGCGTCACTATGTGTACGCGATGACGCTGCGGGTTAACCGCGTCATCTCGCGCACCGACACCCGCACGTTCCTGCCGTGGCTGCGAACGAGGCTGCGGCAAGCGCTGCCGGGGCGGCCTGCGCCCGAACCGACGACGCCGCTGACGATCGTCGACATCGGCGTACCGATCCCGCCCGGGCCCTGATGCTTGCCGGTGCAGCCGGCCTCGCGTAGCATTGTCCGCATGTCGCAGCTGTCGCAGTTCGCGCTGTTCGTCTCGTGCGTCGAGGGCTGCCTCGTCACCCGCTACGGCACTCGCACGTTCATCGGCGCCGAGCGCCGAACAGACGATCCGACGGTCGTCGAGTATCACCCCGAACAGGTCATCGCGATCCCGCACGACGAGCATCGCAAGTTCCGCAGGGAATACCTGCGCGCGCTGCGCGAGGGCTCGCTCGTCGAGCGGACCGCTGACGAGTGGCTGCAGCAGAACCGACAGGACGAACCATCAGCACCGGGGGAGGCACACCCCGCGCGCCATCAAAAGCGCTCGGAGTTAAAGCCTCATGACGATCCCGCTCGCCGTCGCACCGGCGACTAAAACACCCGGTCTGTACCTCGTCGTCGACCTGCTCGGCGATCCCGCGAACCCCGGCAGCGACGTCGCGCGCGCGCTGCTGATGGCACCGAAAGGCAGCGCCGGCACCCTCGTGAACAATACCGAGGTGCGGCAGCTTTTCGGGCCCGACGACGGCGCGACCGCGTACGGCACGGGTACGCCCGGGCACCTCGCGGCAAAGCGTTTCTTTCGGCAGAACCCGCTCGGGCAGCTGTACGCGATCAGCCCGACGCCGAGCGCCGGCGTCGCCGCGACGGGCACGCAAACGTTCACGGGCCCGGCGACACAGAACAGCGTGATCCGGTTCCGCCACTGCGGGCGGGTCACCGACGTCGCGTGGAACAACGGCGAGTCGGCGACGACGTTCGTCGTGCGCGCCGTCGCTGCCATCGCCGCCAAAACCGACGACCTGCCGCTGACGCCCGCCGCGAACGCGGGCAGCATCGATTACACGGCCAAGCTCGCCGGGCTGTGGGGAAACGACATCCTGCTGAACGCCTCGATCCTGACGGGCGGCGGCGGCATCGCCATCACCGTGAACCCGGCAGCCCTGACGGGCGGCACGCTCGAGCCGGATTTCACGACCGCGCTGTCGACCGTTGCGACGCAGGAATACCGGCGCATCATCGGCGTTCTGTCGAACGCCGACGCGACGGCGTCTGCGGGCACGAGCAACGCGGCCCGCATCGCGGCGCACATCGACGCGACGGAAACGGGCAATCAAGCGCTGCTGCAGGTCGGCGTCGTCGGGCACACGGGCAGCGTCGCGAACGCGCAGGCGGGCGCCATCGCGCGCAATAACGAGGCGTTCGAGTATGTGTTCGGGCAGAATTTCGAGGACCTGCCCGGCGAGCTCGCCGCTGCCGACGCGGGCGACGCGCTGAAATGGATCGCGATCCGGGCGAACTATAACCGGATCGGAAACAAGCTCGACCTGTACGGGCCGCGCGACATCGTTGCCGAAAAGCTGACGGTTGCCGAAACCGAGTCGCTGCTGAACAACGGCGTGACCCCGCTCGACGTCGAGCTGCTGACGGGCGAGCTGTTCGTCGTGCGGCCCATCACGACGCACAGCCTGAACGGCGCGTCGCAGGATTATCGAGCGCTCGACCTGTCAGACACCGACGGCATGTTCACCGTCGCGAGCGACCTGCGCAGCGCGCTGCCGATCGAGTTCGCGAACACCAGCATCACGCCGGATCTGCCGCCCGGGCAGAACCGCCTGCCTGCCGGCGTGACCGAGCGAAAGGACATTCAGGCTTTCATCGAGTCGCGCCTCGGCAGATGGGTCGACCTCGGCGTCGTGCAGGGCGCAGCCCTCGACGCGAGCATCACGGCGGGCGAGCTGATCGTCGAGATCAACGCGACCGATGGGTCGCAGGTCGACATTTTCCTGCCCCTCGCGATCGTCAAGCCGCTCGCGAAACTCGGCGTCGTCGCTCAAAAGGTCGCGGGGTAACGCCGCCCCGGCGGCAGCAGCAGCGGCATAGGAGCAAGCATCATGGCAGACGGCACAGAGCAGGAACTATTCGCGAAAGCCTTTCTCGCGCAGGGAAACGGCGACCTCGTTCGCGTTACGAATTTCAGCATCACGACGACGAACAACGGCAAGCAGGTGCACACGCTGCGCGAGGACGGCGCCGGCGTGACGCTCGGCGTGCGCGAGTCGACGGTCACGTTCGATTTCGTCGTCGGCGAGAACGGGTTCGAGCGCAACTACATAAAGGACGTGCAAGACGGCAAGATCGTGCAGCTGCGCGCCAAGTTCCCGGGCGGCAAGGTCCTGACGCTGAACGGCATTTACACGCAGGTGCAGCTCGACGCCCCGCTCGACGACGCGGTCAAGGGGTCGATCACGTTCATCGGCAAGCTGGAAAAGCAGCGCGCCGCAGCGTAGTGTGACGCCCGACGCGAGCCTCGACCGGGTGCGGTTCCCTGACGCGGACTGCACGGCTAACCCGGTCGAGCTCGCGCTGACCTCGAGGCGCCCCATGCACAGCGACCTGCAATACTTTCGGTTCAGTCACCTGTCGCCGGCGCTGCAGGCGACGAGCAAGCCGTTCGCCGACCTCGCGCATTTCATCGCGCGCGAGCTGCCCGAGAACGAGCAGAGTCGCCGGGCGCTCGAGCACCTGCTGATCGCGAAAGACTGCGCAGTCAGGGCGGGCCTCGACCCGCTGCCGCCGAGCTCGCGGCAGGCGCCGGCGTCGCCGCCGTCCATGGGCGACGAGCACCCCGCGGCGGGGCACTGATGGCAGACGACGTCGAACGAGCCGTCGCGCTCGTGCTCGAAAATTGGGATCAGATCGGGGTCGAGGAACGCGACGGCATCCTGCACATGCCGGCGTCAATCAAACGACGCAACGCGCAGGGCGGCGTCAGCGAAACCCCGGTGCGCCTGCGCGTCGTGCCGAACGGGATCAAGGTGCGAGCTCGCGTGCAGGCCCGGGCATGGGCGCTGAAAGAAAAGCTCGACCTCGACCGCGACAGCGACCTCGTCGAGATGTTCGAGGAATACGTGATCCTGTCGTTCGCGATCCGCGACACCGACTGCCATACGCAGCACGTGCCCGACCCCGAAACGCTGTGGCGAGACTACGACCCGGCGAGCATCAGCGAGCTTTGGGGTCGCTATGACGCATGGGTTCGGATGCAGCACCCGTCGTTCGGGGCGTACGACGGCGAGAAAATGTGGCGCATCATCGCGCAGATCAAGGCGCGGGCAGACATCAGTTTTTTAGCCGGTATGCCTGGTTTCGAGCAGGCCAGCTGCATTCTGCTTATGGCGCGGGAAGCATGCTGCTCGCCGAACGCACCCTCGTTTGCGCGATCGTCAGGGACCTCGACACCGGGCAACTGACGCCCGATCAGCTGCGCGCCATCCTGCGGCTGCCGCCCGAACACGGCAAGTGATGCGCATCCGGGCAACGCCCGTTAGACTGTGCTCGCATGGCCGACCGTGAAGCAGCGATAAAGCTGACCCTCGATGACGGGCAGTTCGTCGCCGCGATGGGCAAGTCGGGTGACGCTGCCGTGCGCGCAGCGCAGCGATCCGAAAAGGCGATGCAGGTGTTCGGTGCCGGCGTCAAAAAGGCGACGTCGAACCTCGGCGAGATGGCAGCGACCGCACGCTCGTCGCTCGGCATGGTCGGCGGTCTGCTCGGCGGGCTGACGTTCGGCAGCGCGCTGAAAGGCGCCGTCGAGCTCGACGCCAAGTTCAAGCAGCTCGCGTTCCGTGTGTCGACCGCGACGCGCGAGCAGGTGAAGCATACCGACCTGCAGCGCCTCGCCGAGCAGGCCGCCATCAAAACCGGCCGGCGTACGGTCGAGATGGCAGACGCATACGAGCAGCTGTTCGCAGCGACGGGCGACCGTGATTTCGCTGACAACATGCTCGAAACCATCGGCGAGGCAGCGACCGCGACGGGTCAGGAGATCTCGACCCTGACCTCGCTCGCCGATCAGATGCATACGAAATTCGGCGTCGCTGCCGAGGACATGGGCGACGTGTTCGGGCAGGTGTTCGAGGCCGCGCAGATGGGCGGCCCGAGCTTTCAGGAGTTCGCCGACGTCGCCTCGAACATGGGCGCCGAGCTTTTGAACGCCGGCCTCGACGGCAGGCGCGGCCTCGACTTCATGCTCGGCGCGCTCGTGCAAACTGACGACGCGATGGGCAACCTGCAAAAGCAGGTGAAAGGCATCAAACAGATCCTGCTGTCGCTCGGCGATCAGGCGCAGATAACCGCCATCGCCAAGGCGCTGCACATCGATCCAAAAAAGCTGCTGAACGAAAAGGATCTGATGGCGCGCATGCGACGGATCCTCGGCATGGGAAAGAAAGGCCTCGACGCGATCAAAGGGTCGATGAAAGAGGCCGAGGAACAGAAAGCGCTCAAGATCCTTTTCACCGACCCGTTCGAGCAAGCGCTGAAACAGGCGAACGAGTCAGGCCTGAAAGGCAAGGCCGCGATCGACAGCGCGCTCGCCGTGCTCGACGGGCAGATCTCGAACCTCGGCAAGTCGCTGACGCACGGGACGCACCTGCAGGACGAGGCGCAGCGGCGCATGAACGACCCGCAGCGCCGGCTCGAGCGGGCCCTCGAAACGCTGACGCAGTCGTTCAGCGACCCGCGCATCATCGAGGCCGTCGAGGACCTGTCGAAAATGCTGCCGAGCATCGCGAGCGGCATGGGCAAGCTCGCTAAGTTCGTCGTCAATAACCCGTGGCTGTCGGGCGCGGCTGCCGTCGGCGGAAAGGCGGGCATGGGTTTCGTCAGCGGCGCCGTGAACGAGGCGCTCGGCGAGGCGTTCCGCGAGGCGTTCGGGTTCGGCGGCGGCGGCGGCGGCGGCGGCAGGGGCGGCGCCGGCGGCAAGGGCGGCGGCGGCAGCGGTCGGCGCAGCTCGCTCGAGCGCCATCATCAGATGCTCGGCGAGGGATTGACCGAGGCGCAGCTGCTCGGCAACGTCGTCGAGGACGAAATCGCCGACGGCGGAAAGAAAGGCGCGAGCAAAATGGCGACGGCGATGCGCCTCGCTGCGGTCGCTGCCCTCGCCGGCGTCGCGTACGAGATCGGTGAAGAGCAGATCGACAATGCGTTCGGCGCGAACGCGAGCGCGACGAGCGAGCTGTCGGCGGCGGGCGCGTCAGCGGCGAGCACCCGCGGGCCGCTGTCGAAACACAAGGCCGAGCGCGACCGCTTGCGCGTCGCCATCGCCAAGGCAAAAGAGGAAAGCGGCGGGTTCATGCAAGGCCTGTTCGGGCTGCTGTCAGCCGGCGGCGGCGACGTCGACGAGATGGGCAACCCGATCGGCACCCGCAGCGACGACGGCCCGAACCTGCAAAAGATCAATGCCGAGCAGATCGCGGAAATGGAACAGGTGCTGAAAGAAAAGGAAGCGTTGATCGCCAAGCTCGAGAACCCCTCGGCCGCGGCAGCGCCGGGCGGAAAGGGCATCGACGGCAAGGCGGTCGCCGACGCGATGAAAGCCGGCGCGCCCCTGCGCGTCGAGGTCGTGAACCAACCGACGCCGGCGGCGACCGCAGGCAGGGCAGGCCCGGGCGGCAGCCGCGGGGTCAAGCCGCCGGCGGCGCAGGCGCCGGGGGGTGGCTACTGATGGCGGGCGCGTTCAAGCCGGCAGACACCCCGGGGCAGGGGCGGCAGAACCTGTTCGAGGGTTACCCGGTCGCGTCGTGGCAGGTCGGCGACTCGCCCCTGATCCGGTTCCCGCTGACGGGCGAGCTCGGCGAGGACCTCGGCAACCGGATCGTGCGGCACCCGCGCGCGCACCGGCGCGGCGCCAAGCTCGACAGCACCGGGCAGGCCGAGCGCGAGTTTCAGCTGACGGCGCTGTTCAATAACACGATCCGCGAACGCGGCCTCGAGCAGAACCCGCGCCCGCTGTACCCGCACATGCTGCGGGCGCTGATGGCGTCGTTCGCGATTCAGCAGACGGGCACCCTGACGCTGCCGACGATCGGCTCGGTCCGCTGCCGGCTCGACCGGTGCAAGCGCGTCGAGAACGTCGGCGAGCGCGATCAAGCGACCCTCGCCCTGTCGTTCGTCGAGGACAACGAGGAAAGCCTCGCGACCGCCTCGTTCGCCCTGCCCTCGGCGCGGGCGACCGTCGCCAAGGCGGCGGCGCAGACGGTGTTCAGCATCGAGCGCGAGGGCGGCGTCGTCGACGAGGACGTGTTCGAGCTGCAGCAGCGCGCGACCGACCTCGAAACGCTGCTGCTCGCGCCGGGCCGCACGATCGCGGACCTCGAGGCCGAGGCTCGCTCGATGCGATGGCAGCTGCAGCGCGGGCGGCAGACGCAGCGGCAGCTCGCCGAGGACCTCGGGATCGGCGGAACCGAGGAACCCCGCGGCAGCGAGTTCCACCGTCTGTCGATCCGGCTCGAGGACACCCTCGGCAAGGCCGCCGACGAAAAGTTCGCCTCGCGGCCGCGCATCAAAACGTTCGTCGTCGACGTCGAGCACACGTCGCTTTTCGAAATCGCCGCGAGGTTCAAGCAGGACGCGCAGGACCTGCTCGAGCTGAACGGCGAGCGCGTGCCCGACCCGTTCTATCTCGAGCAGGGCGACGTGATCCGGGTGTTCGACACCCGAGGCCGGGCCGCGTGACGAGCGGCTCGCGACTTGCATCGAGGCCGAGCCGTGGCTGACGACGAACCGCTCGATAGCATCACGGTCGAGGCGTACGGCACGCCCGGCTCGAGCCACATCGATTTCAATTTCGAGGACTGGACGACGTTCGCGCTGACGAGCTCGATCCTGAAACCCGCCGAGGCGTCGTTCGAGCTCGGCGATCAGACGGGGTGGGACCGGCTCGCCGAGCTCGTCGATCTAGGCAGCGAGTTCCGTGTTTTCGTCGACGACCGCCTGCGCCTGACCGGGCGCATCGAGTCGCTGAACAGCGTCAACGACGCTCGCCAAAGCGCGACGCAGCGATTCACGATCCGAACCAAGCTGTCGGATGCCCTGTTCAGCAGCGCGCCGCAGAACGTGCGGCTGCAGGGTCGCACGCTGCGCGAGTTCATCCTCGCGCTGTACAAGGATCTCGGATTGACCGAGGCAGATTTCGACTTTCGGGGCGACGTGTCCCGCGACGTCATGACGGGCCGCATCACCCGCGGGCCCGAGGCGCACGGGCGCCGGCGCGGCATCGACGGGCGTCTGCTCGCCGACCCGCCGCGAGGGTTCGAGGCGATCGAAGAGACCGAAGAGAACAGCAAGGTTCAGCCGCCCGAGTCGATATTCGAGGCGGCTGACAGGCACCTGCGCCGGCACGGCCTGCTGCATTGGGACGGGCCCGACGGGCGTATCGTCGTCGCGCCGCCGAACGATATGCAGGACGCCCTCGGCGTGCTGCGCAGCATCCGGGGCGAGGACGGCGGCGCCGGGCAGTTTAACAACGTGCTCGTGCTCGAGCGCGATCAGGACGTCAGCGAGGCGCCGACTGAAATGGGCGTGTTCGGCATGGGCGGCAAAGCGGGGTTCAGCCGCGCGAGCGTCAGCGCCGTCATCCGAAACCAAGCGCTGATCGACCGTGGTTTCACGCGCCGCGCTGCCGTTCTCGACGAGGGACTGACGAGCAAAGCGATCGCGACGCGACGCGCCTGCCGCGAGTTCGTCACCCGCAGCCGCGGCCTCGACCGCCTGACGGTCACCGTCGACGGCCTGTCTTACCGCGACGGCACCGACCCTGTACCATGGGCGCCCGACACGACGGTCGACGTCATCGACGACACCCTCGGCGGCGTGCTCGGGATCTATTACGTCGAGGAAATTCAGATGCAGCGTGATGCCGCCGCCGGCGACGTCACCCGACTATCTCTCGTCAAACAAGGTGTGTGGCAATTATGACAACGCAATTTCAAGGTGCCGCAGCAGCTGCGGGTGATGCGACAGCCGGTGCAACGGGTGGTATCATGCGGCAGCATGCATCAGCAGCCGGGCGACGAGCTAGAGACGATCAGGGCGCAGATCGCGCAGGGCATGCTCGAACACGACATGGTGATGCAGGCGCTGCGGGCGCAGGCGATCGTCAGCGCCCTGTTCATTCTAGTGCTCGGCGCAGCGCTCTATTTCCTGTGGAAACGCAACGCCTGCTTGACCGAGGCCTTTCACCTCGTGATCAGGCAGCACTCGAACGAACGTATCTCGCAGGTGAAACAGCATTCGCTCGAGCAGCAGTCGCTGCTGATGCAGATGCTGCACGCTTTCGAAGGAATTGTATCGACAAGGCGCGGCACCTCGGCGAGCTCGCGGGTTTCTTCCGAGTCGGCGACGCCGCCGCCGATGCCGTCGACGACGCCGCAGCAGCCTGCCTCGGCGCGGGACTCGCTGCCCTCGTTCACACCGGTGCCGACGCCGCCGCCGAGTAGGCGCCCGCCGCGATGACAGCGCTCGACGCCGTCGCGGCATTCGTCAAGGTCGTCGGGTCCGCCATCGCCGCCGGCGGCGAGCCGACGTTCAATGTGCGGGGCATCGGGGGGTTCGGGGGGTTCGACGGCGAGGACGGCGATCCGGCAGCTGCCGAGCAGGCGACGGGGCAACCCGGTTACTCGGCGCTCGGCATCATCGGGCGCCCGCTGCCGCCCGAGGGGTCGCTGTTCGCCGAGGCTGCCGCGCTGCGCGTCGACGGCGGTCTGTCGCCGATCGGATGGCGCGACATGCGCCTGAACCGCGCCCTGCAGCCCGCCGAGGGGCAGCTCGCGTTCGCCGGCTATGGCGGCGCCGTGCTGTCGCACGCGATGACCGACGACGAGGTCGGCTCGCGCAAGGCGAACCGGGCGACTTGGTACGTCCCGTTTGATTTCGACGGCAACGGGGTCCCGCAAAAGGCGCACACGATCAGCATCGACCCGACGCCGGGCAGCTCGTCGATCGCCCTCGTGCATGCCGACGGCCTGTTCGTCAGCATGACCGAGGACACCGGCAACGGTCCGGGCATTGTCGTCGCCGTCGACGGCTCGACGTTCCTGCGCATGACTGCGGGCGAGCTGACGCTACAGGCCGCGAAAGTGATGCTGAAAGGGAACGTGTACGTCGGCAGGTCCGCTGAAACCGGGCTGCCGCTGCTCGCGGGCCCTGCCTCGCCGCCCTGCCCCTCGTTTTTCGTCTCGCCCGTGTAATGGCCTGCGCGTTCCCGCCGCTGCCATCGTTCGGGTTCTCGCTCGGCGTCGTGACGATCCCGTCGCTGCCGAGCTTGCCCGAGCTCGGGCTGTCGCTGCCCGCGCTACCCGGCATCCCGTCGCTGCCATCGTTCGGGTTCTCGCTCGGCGTCGTCACGCTGCCGACGCTGCCCTCGCTGCCCGAGCTCGGGCTGTCGCTGCCCGCGCTACCCGGCATCCCGTCGCTGCCGTCGTTCGGGTTCTCGCTCGGCGTCGTCACGCTGCCGACGCTGCCGAGCTTGCCTGACATACCGGGGCTGTTCTGTCCGATCCCATGATCGACGTGTTACAGTCGACGCGATGTCGAACATACCGCCTGCAGGCGTAACGCCGGCGAGCGCGTTCACGCTGCAGCAGCACGCCATCAGCGAACCGCCGCCTGCGATCCTCGCTGATTCTATCGACCCGGCGACGGGTGAATACCTGTCGATTGTCGATAGCGCGTCGATAGCCGACGGCCTCGTCGTGCACCTGCTGCGGACGCAGCGCGGGTCGGGCGCTGCCGTTCTGTCGTTCGGGCAACGCTTTCGCGAGCTGACGCACGTGACGAGCGAGTCGCCCGAGCTCGTCGAGTCGATGGCGCGCGAGGCGCTGCAGCCCGCTGCCGACGCCGGCGTCGTGCGGTTCGATCAGATCGAGGCCGAGGTCGAGCCTGCCGACGGGACGCAGGTGAACACCGGCATTCAGTACACCGACCTGCTCGCGCCGCGCCGCGACGCCGACCGCACGTTCACGTTCACCGAGTAACCATGCCCACACCGACCGAGCGCGAGTTCGCTGTTTTCCGCCGAGGCGAGGTTCGCGAGGACATCCTGCGATTTTTCCGCAACGGCCTGCGAAACATGCTCGATCCGCAGACGGGCGAGCTGTTTACCGAGGACGTGATCCGCAAGGCGACGACGGCGGGCGGTCGCTTTTATGTCGAGGCCGACGCGATCGACCTCGCCTGCCAAGGCATCCAAAAGCGCGACGAGTTCCTCGCGCAGCAGATCCGCGTCGACCGCGCCGGCACCTCGTTCCTGCAGAATTTCCACGCGCCGCAGTGGGGCGAGGAATACCTGCCGGCGACCGGCGGCACCGGCAACGTGCTCGCGACCGGGCTGCCGGGTACGACCTGGATCGGCTCGACGACGGTGCCCGATCCGTTCGCCACGTTCGGCACCGACGAGGCGGGCAAGCGCTTTCAGGTGCTCGTCAGCGGCATCGCCGACAGCGACGGCGAGGCCGTGCTGACCGTCATCGGCATCGACGGCGGCCTCGAAACGAACATCGCGGCCGGCAGCGAGATCCGTTGGAGTAACCCGCCCGCAGGATCCGACCCGGTCGCCCTCGCGCAGGCGACGTTCACCGGCGGCGGCCCGGCAGAGACCGACGCCGAGTTCAGCCTGCGCCTCGCGGCGCGCATCAGGCACAAGCCGGGCGCGGGCAACGACGCGCAGATCCGGGCCCTCGCGCGAGCGGCGAGCAACGCGGTCGAGGACGCATTCGTGTACCCGTGCGCGATGAACGCCGGCTCGGTCCTCGTCGCCATCACGCAAAAGCGCGGGGTCACGGTCGGCCCGAGCGGGCGCGTCGCGAGCGCCGGCGTGCTGCTGCAGGTGCAGGCCGCCATCGTGCCGCCGGGCTCGCCCGACATGCCGGCGCAGGCGTTCGTCGTCGTCGTACCCGACACCCCGCAGGCAGCCGACTCGGTCGTGCAGCTCGCCCTGCGAAAGGGCAGCGCGGCGGGGTGGACCGACCTGCAGCCGTTCCCGCCGGTGAACACCGGGTCGGGCGCCGTCGCGGTGTCGCTCGTGACGAATCAGACCGACTTTCGCATCACGCTGACCGGCGGCGCGGGCCTGCTGCCGAGCGGCGCCGTGAACGTCGCCGGCGTCGGGCTGATGGTGTGGGACGTGCCGACCTCGCGGTTCGTCACGCTGCAGGTCGCGAACGTGCAGGACATGACCGGCGGCGTATATCGCGTGACCCTGTCGGCGCCGAGCTCGCACACGATCGCGGTCGGCGACTGGATCAGCCCGGCGAGCCTGCAGAAAGACTCGCTCGCCGTCGCGGTCGAGGCCTATTTCGACAGCCTCGGCCCGGGCGAGGTCATCAATCTGTCGACGGACGTGCTCGCCCCTCGCGCGTTCCGTCGCCCGCTGCCGAGCGAGGAATACCCGTCGCGTGCAGGTCAGACGCTGATTTCATTTATCGCCGAGGCGCTCGGCGCCGTGCAGTCCGATGCCACGCTGACGAGCATCAGCGTGCAGACGCCGAGCCTGCCGACGGATCCCGTGAACGGTCCTCGGCGGGTGACCCTCGGCAAGTTCGCAGCGTACGAGCTGCCCTGAAAGGATCGAGCCAATGACACCGACACCGACCGAGCCCGAGCCGCTGCCCGAGGACGCGCGCCCGGCAGCGCTGCGGCGCCGAAACCAGATCCTCGCCATCGGCGCGATCGTCGTCGCCGCCCTCGTGCCCCTCGCGATGGCGTTCGGGTTCGACGTGTGCAGCCCGCTCGACGCGGTCGGCGTGCACCTCGACGCATGCGAGCCCGAGGCGCTGCCGCCGGCGCCGGCACCTGCTGCCCCGTCGCCTGGAGATCCAGGCGACGCAGGGGCGCGCTAGTGAGCGGCTTTCCACAGCGACCCGACCGCGACTCGTTCGGGCCCGAGGTCGTCAATAGCGCGCCGGTGCGCGACAGCCGGCGGCAATGGGACGCCTCGATCGCGAACCTGATCATGCATCAGTGCGCGGGCCTCGGCCTCGTCAGCCCTCGCACGGCGCTCGTGTTCTCGGCATCGCCGTCGCCGGCGGTCCTCGGCCGCGTCGAGGCGTGGAACGTGCGCCGCGAGACGGCGACCCCGTACACCGATCCCGAGCTGACGCGCACCGGGGCGGGCAACTATCTCGTGACGTACCCGACGCCGATCCCTGACGAGGGCGGCGTCGATCAGGGCGTGTCTTTCTCGTGGGCCCTGCCCATCATCGCGAACGCCGACCCGACCGTGTTCCGCCATGCGCAGGCCGCGGTCGACGCGCAGACGAACCGGATCCGCGTCTGCATATTCGACGGGTCGAACGCGCTCGTCGACGGCAGCACGGTCGTGCTGCTCGGGTGGTAACCGATGGGCGGGTTCGGTTGGCAGAACGGCTTTCCGTTTGAGTTCGGCGGCGGCAGCACGGGCACCGAAACGATCTATGCCGCCTTGCGCGCGAGCGTCGGCGTCGGCGGGTCGGCGCCCGTCGACGACGGCATCGAGGGACTGTGGCGAGCGGCGCGTGCGACCGCCGTCGCGGCAGCCGGCACGACGGGCGAGCGGGCGATCCTGCAGGCGTTCCCGGCGCGCGCGACCGACCTGCTCGAGTATTACGAGGACCTGCTGCAGGCCGTGCCCGAGCCGGGCGACAGCGTGCTCGAACGGCAGGCGGTCGTCGAGCAGCTGTGGACCGAGCGCGTGCGAGCCTCGCTGCCGGACATCGCCGCCGACCTCGTCGCCATCGACCCGCGCTTTTCGGTCGCGGCGTTCTCGCACGCGAGCTCGACCGACACCCTGCTCGACCGAGCCTTTCAGGATCTCGCCGGCGCGCTGCCGTTCGGCGGCGGGCGCGAGTCGACGCGCTTCGCAAACTACTCGACCGAGTTCGTCGTCACGGCGCTGTTCGACATCGGCAGCGGCGTCGCGCCGGGCATTCCCGAGCAAAAGCTGATCGGGCGTGCGAAAGCGCACCTGAACAAGGTGCTGCCGGCTACACACAACTTTCAGGTGCTGACCGGCGTCGGGTTCATCCTCGACGTCGACCTGCTCGACCTAACAGGATTGAACCCATAAATGGCACTCACTGCTGCGAACCCGGGCGGGTGGAGTCTGAACGAGGTGCTGACCTCGGCGCAGATGACGCACCTGCAAAACGAGCTGCTGAAAGCGATCGACGGCGTCAACGGCGGGACGTATACGCTCGCCTCGCCGCTGACCTTTCAGGGCAGCGACGTGCGCATCGCTGCCGACCTCGAGGTGATCTCGGGCGGCGAGATCAACATTCAATCCGGCGGCGCGCTGAACGTGCTCGCCGGCGGCATCCTCGACTTTTCGGGTGACCTGCACATCAGCTCGGGCGGCGAGCTGATCGTCGAAAGCGGCGGCCTCGTCACGTTCGAGAACGGGTCCGACATGTTCGTCGACGGAACCGCCGTCATCGACCTCGAGGGCTCGCTCGCCGTCAACTCGGGCGGCTCGATCGACGTGACCTCGGGCGGCGACATCAACGTGACGAGCGCCGACGTCACCATCAACGGCGGCGGGCAGATCCTGCTGAACGGCGGCGGGCTGCTGATCGGGGCGACCGGGTTCATTCAGGCGAACGGCGGCGACATCACCCTCGGCAGCGGCAGTTTCCTGAACGCCGGCGCCGGCGCCGGCGTGAACGTCGAGGATGCCGAGGACATCACGATCAACGACTCGCCCGAGGGGTTCCGCACGACGCTCGTGCCGCTCGGCAATGTGGGTGGCAGTTGGGTGCCCCGCATGACGAGCGAGCTCGTGTGGGAACAAGTCGCCGCCGGTCTGGACCGCATCGCGTTCCCGCTCGCGATTCGCCCGGGCGACGACCTGATCGACGTGTTCGTCAGCCTGAACGGCGAGAACGGGCACGCCGCGCTGCCGGCAACGATGCCCGAGGTGCGCCTCGTTCGAGCGGCGCTCGACGGCACACTGACGACGCTCGCCGTGAAAGTCGACCCGAGCGCATCGACGGGTGTGTACGAGGCGCCGCATTACGTCGTCCTGCAAACGGGTTCTCTCGACTCGGGCGCGATGCCGAGGCTCGCGACGGACGAACCGCTTTACATTGTCGTGACGGGCGAGGCAGGGGCGGATGCGATCGGAGGCCTCGAAATCGGATCCATCACCGGGAACATCACGGCGCGCAGCTATCGCGGCGACCTTGCCATTTACAGCTGAAAGGGAAACCCGACGACATGACCGACACACCCGAAACCCCGCCCGCCTCGGCAGCAGAAAGCGCCGATCGGATCAGGGCGCAGCGCGCCGAGCAGCAGCGGCAGCAGCGTGTGCTGCAGCTCGAGGAACAGATCGACGCGACGAGGCGGCAGCTCGAGCGGCATCGCAGCAGCGTCGAGTCTGCCGAGCAGCGCCTCGAGCTCGCGCGCAAGCGCGTCGAGGACACCGGCGCCGAGCTCGCCGAGCTCGAACGCGAGCTCGCCTCGCTGTCGCCGCCATCACCGGACGACGAGGCGCCGGCCGACGAGGTGCAGCCATGACCGACGTTCGCCTCGGGCAGGTGCGCCCGACCCGCATGCGGCGCATCGGCGACCGGCACATGATCGTCATGCCGCAGCAGCAGGCGCAGGTGCTGTCGGTCGACGACATCGAACGCAGCCTGCGCACGGCGCGGCAGCAAGGCCTGCAGCTGCAGCAGCAGCTCGACCGACAGCGCGCGTTCATCCGGGATCTCGAACAGCAGCTCGCCGCGTTCAAGGCGTTGCCCATCGAGCGGTTCGAGGACGATCCCGAGGTGCCGCAGCCCGAGGTGCTCGAACCCGCGCCGTCCCGCCTGCGCGACGCGCGCCCGCCGCCGCACCTCGCGAGCGTCACCCCGGTCGGGCACGGCATCGTTCCCGAGGGCGCGACCCCGGTGCCGCCGCCCGAGCTGACGGCGGCCGACGGCTGACCCATGGCTGACTTTCGGGCAGAGTTCACGGCAGGCGCGGCGGTCGTCCCATGGGTCGACCCCGCGAACGGCAGTCGCCCCGGGCGACTGAACCCGCGTGCCGAGCATCAGCATCGACGGCACGAGGGCGACCTCGGCGTGCAGGTCGAGGTGTCTGCCCGGGTCGCCGGGGTGCTCGCCCCGCTCGACGCGACCCTCGGCGGCGAGCTGTTCACGGCGTTTTTTGCCGAGGCGCCGGTGTTCCCGGCGCCGGCGCTGACGAGCCCGGCAGGTCAGTCGAGCGTGCAGCGGTTCACCCCGATCGTCGCCGGGCACTACACCCTGCGGCTCGTGCGCGAGGGGCACGGGTCGCTTTTCGTTCACGTGGACATTTACTGATGGCGGTCGTCGACGAGGTCAGCCCGGTAACGTACGGGCAGGATCTGATCCGGCTGACGCTAAGTCAGCAGACGCAGTCGGTGCGCGCGTTCGGCGCCTGCCTGATCGACGTCGACTATGCGCTGACGCTGCCGGCAGGGATCGTGCTGCCCCTCGAGTTCACGGTGTCGAGCTCGGCCGGCGCGGCCACCTATCAGCGCCGCGTGTTCAAGCGCCTTGCCCCGCTGCAGATCTCGTTTCTGCCGCGCGAGGGCGGCCCGCACCTCGTGCGCCTCGCCGAGGCGCATCATAACCGTTGGTTCGGATCGCTGCTGATCGAGGTCGACGGCGCGACGCTAAAGCAAAGCTGATGCATGGCTGACGCACTATTCACGATCAACGCCGACAGCTCGAACCAAGGGTTCGACGCGACGCCGAGTCAGGTGCTGACGCTGCGACTCAAAACGCTGCCGGTCAGCGGCGTGCAGTCGGTGCGCTTTCAGGTGTGGGACGCGACCGCGTTCGACCCTGATCTCGACCCGATTCAGAACCCGCCGCGCAAGGCGAAAGACTCGCCGAACCTGACGCTCGTCGGCTCGACCTCGGGCCCGAACGTCTCACCGGTCACGGTCGACGGCACCGTCAGCGTCACCATGCCGGGCAGCGATAACCATTCATGGATCGTTCGCTGCGTCGTCAACGGCGGCTTGAGCGAGCTGCCCGACGGGCGCCTCGCGTTCGACCCGCGCCTCGTGCACGAGCGCATGATCGTGATCCGCGACAGCGACACCGACGGGCGTCCGGTCATCGCGACGGAAACGACGCAGTACGAGGATGACGGATGGGCGCCCGAGTGCGGCAGGCCCGGGGCTGCAGGCGCGCCGTTCACGCCCGAGGGCGGCACCGGCAACGGGTTTCTGTCGCGGCACGTGTACGTCAACGCAGCGAGCTCGCGCCTGAACACGTCGCACATCGGGGTGACGTGCGAGGCGGCGACGACCTGGACGACGGCGGCGCACATCCCGCCGGGTAACTTTTTTGACGTGCAAGTCGCCGGCCCGGGCGGCGGCGGCTCGGGTGCGAACACGACCGAGGGCGGCTCGGGCCCGGGCGGCGGCGGCGGCGCTCGCCGGCGGCAGCGTTACTCGCGACGTGACCTGATCGCGATGCTGCCGATCGTGATGACCTGCCCGCTCGGCGCAGCGAAAGGCCTCGGCGGGCAGACGAACAACGCCGTGCAGACGGTCACTGCGACGAGCGGCGGCAACGGAACGACGGCCTCGTTTGGGAACCTGACCGCCGGCGGCGGCTCGGGTGGCATCGTGGGAAACACCGGCAAGCATGGCGGCACGGGCGGCGGAACCGCCGACGCGCCGCAGCCCGGCAATGTGAGCACAGCTGCCCTCGGCGGCGTGCCGGCGACGGTCGCGGGTGTGTCCGGTCAGTATCTCGATGGCGCAGGTCACCCCTCGACGGCGTCGGGCAACACATTTCCCGGGCTGCCCGCCGTGTATGGCGGCGCCTCGGGCGGGTCCTCGGTTGCAGGCGCCGAGGTCAGCGCCGCGGGCGGGCGCGCCGTGTATGGCGGCGGCGGCGGCGGCTCGGGTCGCTCGACGGATCTGACCGTCGGCGGCGGCGCGAACGGCGCTGACGGCGGCGGGCGCATGACGGGCACTGCGACGAGCGGCGGCGGCGGCTCGGGCGGACCGGGCACGGCACTCGACGGCATCGCACCTGCGGCTGCAGGCAACGGCGCCGACGGCGCGTTCGAAACCAACGGCGACGGCGGCGGCGGCGGCGGCTCGCACGACGGGAACACTACGACAATGATCGCGGGCGCGGGTGGTAACGGGGGGTTTCCGGGCGGCGGCGGCGGCGGCGGCGGCGCGACGAGGATCCGAACGTTCAGCGGTCGCACGTGCATCGGCGGCGACGGCGGCCTCGGCGGCGACTCGTGCATCATTGTCGACGCTTACGCCTGAACGGGTGAATGCATGACTGACGCTAGATTCACGATCAACGGCGACACCTCGAACCAGGGGTACGACGCCGACCCTGACGAGGTGCTGACGCTGCGGCTCAAAACGTTGCCCGTCAGCGGGGTCAGCTCGGTTTCCTTTCAGGTGTGGGATCCGACCGCGTTCGTCGCGAGCCTCGGGCCCGACCGGAACCCGCCGCGCAAGGCGAAAGTCTCGCCCCTGCTGACGCTCGTCGGCGCGACGAGCGGGCGCAACGTCTCGCCCGTCGCGGTCGACGGCACCGTCAGCGTCACGATGCCGAGCAGCGACGGGCACGCCTGGATCGTTCGCTGCGTCGTCAACGGCGGCATGCGCACGGTCAACGGGCGCAGCGTGTTCGACGCGAACCTCGTGCACGAGCGCATGATCGTGATCCGCGACGAGGATGGGAACCGACCTGTCATCGCGACGGAAACGACGCAGTACGAGGATGACGGATGGGCCGCGTCGGTCGGCAAGGGCGAGCCCGGCACCGACGCCCCGCTCGGCACCGGCAGCGATGTCGGTTACCTGTCAGAAACCGAGGTCGACAGCAGCGACAACGGCCTCGTGTGGTCGACCGCGTCGCAGATCCCGGCGGGCAATTGGTTCGAGTTCGCGCTGTACGGGCCCGGCGCCGGCGGCGGCGGCAGCGGGGCGACGGGTCATGGCGGGGCGGGCAGCGGCGGCGGCAGTCGGGCATACGCGCTCGTCGCGCGAAAGACACTCGTCGACGCGCTACCGATCACATTCACGCTGCCGGCAGGCGGCGCCGGCGGCGGGCCGAGCGTTGCCGGCGGCGCGCCGACGGGCCCGGCGATCGTGTCAGGCACGGCGTTCCTGCTCGTCGCCTTTCAGGGCGGGTTCGGTCAATGCCCTGCCGGCGGCATGACGAGCGGGCAGATAGTCGGCGCCGGCGGCGGCGCAGGGATGCAGTCTGCAGGCGGCAACACAGCCGGCGGCGGCAGCGTTTCGAACGCCGGGGCGGGCGGCGGCATCGGCGGCGGCGCAGGCGGCGCAGGCGGCAGCGCTGCAGCGACGCAGATCACGGGCGGCGGCTCGGGCGGCGGCTCGGGCCTCGTCGGCGGCGCGGCATCAGGGCCCGGCGGCGGCGGCGGCGGCGCAGGTCGCAGTCAAGGTTTCGCGTCGGGCGAGGGCGGCGGCAGCGGCACGGGCGGCGGCGGCGGCGGCGGCGGCGGCGGCGCGACGGGTGCCGCTACAGCAGTCGGTCGCGCCGGCGGCGGTCACCTGACGGCGGTCGCGAGCGGCACGGGCCTCGGCGGCACTGCAGGTTCCGGCGGCGCAGGTGGCGCAGGCGCACCCGCGACATTCTTTCGCGGCGGGCAAGGCGGCGGCGGCGGCGGCGGCATGCTCGGCGCGCCCGGTGGTAACGGCGGCGCAGGTGGCAAGGGCGGCGGCGGCGGCGGCGGCGCAGGCTCGGGCTCGAGCGGCGGCACCGGTGGCAACGGCGGCGAGGCCGTCTGCTTTATTCGCGCGTACGGTTGATCACGCGAGCACGATTTCGACGTGATGCTCGATGGCGCTGTTATAGTTCAAGCGGTCGACCTCGCTGTTCTGGCTTTCAGCGCAACGCCGTGTGTCGGCACGTCGCAGCGATGAAAGCGTTCGGATCCCGTCACGCGCGTGCCTGCCGGGACGGGTTCTCTGCCGGCGAGGTCGACCGCCCTTTTCGAGTGAAACACTGATGGCAGGATCGCTTTATGTGGGCGCCGCGGCGCCGGTGCGAACCGTGTTCAACGTGACGAGCACGGGCGGCGCGTTCGACCTGACGACGATCGCGAGCGCTCGCCTGCTCGTGCGGTTCGCGAACGGCAGCGCTGCGACGTGGCCTGCGACCGTCAGCGCTGCGACAGCGACGAGCGCGACGCTGACGCGCGAGCATGACGAGGACGACATCCCTGCGGGCGTCGAGGGCACGGCTCGCGTGCGCGCCGACATCACGCTGACGGGTGTCGACGAACCGGTGCGGACGCGATGGCGTCCGATCGAGATCCTGCGGGACGGCGTGTGACGGGCGCGAGCGCCGAGGCGTCACTGCTCGAGGGCGTCGTCGTCGACGCGGCGATCGTTGCAGGGGTGGAATGCGAGGGCGAGCTCGTCGAGGGCGTCGAGGTCGCCGGCGAGGTGATGGGCGACTGACGGTCGCCCTGCTAGTCTGCGCAGTGGAGGTGTGCCCATGCCCGATCGCATCAGTCTGTTTCATCGGTTCGCTGTCGTCGTTTGCGTTGCCCTCATGACGGTCGGCCTCGCCGTGCCGACGCTGCTCGTCGCATGCGGCCCGTCTGCAGGAACGCAGGTCAAGCCGATCCTGCGGCAGGTCGATCAGCACGTGCAGCTCGCCTGCCAAGGCCTCGCGCAGGCGCTCGCCGAGCGCTCGGGTGCGGACGCACAGCGCATCATCGCGACGACGTGCGCGGTCGAGAACATCACGCGCACGATGCGCGAGCTGCTGCTGTCGGTGCAGATCAACCAAGCGCAGCGCGCCGGCGTGGCTGTGCCCGACGTGTCCTCGGCCTCGCTCGAGGCTGACCCGTACCCGTCAGGCGAGGCGGCTGCCGAGTGATCACGTTCGGGAAAGCGAGCCTCGCGGTGCGGGCGACGCTCGCGCCGCCGCTCGTCGTGCTCGTCGATGACGTCGCGGGGTTCGTTCCCGCCAAGTTCGATTTCAGCCTGATCTGCGGGTTCCGTGACAAGGTCGCGCAAGCGAAAGCATTCGCAGACAAGGCGTCAACGAAACAGTGGCCCGACAGCATGCACAACGTCATGCGCGAGGGTAAGCCGTTCTCGCTCGCCGTCGACGTCGCCCCGTACGACGTCGACCTGAAAGCGCCGGCGTGGAAAGACGACCTGCGCATCGCGCGGCTGATCGGGATATTCGACGCGCGAGCGATCGCGCTGCGGATCCCGATCCGGGTCGGGCTCGATTTCGACGGCGACGGCAAGTCACGCGGCGACGAGCGGTTCATCGACGCATGGCACATCGAGCTCGACGGCGAGCTCGCGCGGCAATATGGGCGAGGATGAAACCCCGCGGCGGCATCCGGCTGCTGCTCGCGATGGCAGCGTTCGGCGGCGCCTGCATATCGTTCGCGGCGACGCAGGCGGCAGCGCTCGCGCAGCATGCGACGACGAACGCGACGTCAGCCGCGTCACAGACCGGCGATCCCTTGAACGCGCTTTGGAGCCTGATCGGTTCCTCGACGGTCGGCGCGGTCCTGCTGCTGTGGGTTCGATCGGAGAAAGCGGACCGGCAGGAAGAGAGAACCGAGCGGCGCGCGGCGAACGCATCGAAAGATCAGCTCGTCGAGAAACTGGTCAAGCTGATCGAGGCGGACACCGAACACAAGCGCGCGATCGCGGAACGCCTGAAAGGGCAGGACGACGTGCTGACGAAACTGCTCGCGGCGCAGCAGGCGCTCGAACGGACGGTCGCGGACCCTCGCCGCAGGGGTGGCCCGTGAGACTGTGGCAGTGGCTGCACGCTCGCCTGCAGCGCGAGCCGCAGTCCTCGCGGGCGACGATCCTGCCGCCGGAACCATTCGCCGAGGTCGGCGAGCAGCTCGACCTCGCCATCGAGCAAACACGCCGCGAGACACGCCGTCTCGTGCGCGACGGCGGCGAGCTCGCCGAACGCATCAGACGGAACGCGCGCGCCGGGCGCGACGCGCTCGAGGGCAAACCGCGATGACAGACAGACCCGACCCGCACCTCGAGCTAGTCGACGACGAGGGCACGATCGATTATCCGCCGACCGAGGCGCAGCGACTATGGATCCGCGAGGCCGTGCGGCTCGAGCTCGGCGCGCAGATGAAACCGATCCTCGTCGCATGGGACAATCGCAGCCGCGACATGCTCGACGTTCTGCGCGAGGCGGGCGACGTCAAGGCGCAGGTGCGCAGCGCGACGACGACGATCAAGCTCGCCGGATGGGCGGGCGTGTTCGCCGTCATCATTGTCGGGTTCGCGCTGTGGAGTGTGCTCGAGGGTGAGCGAGCCGACCGCCGCCTGTTCCGCGAGCAGGAACAGCTGCGCCGCATCGAGGCTGCGCAGCTCGTCATCGACGCCGGGCGCGAGGACGTGCGACGGATCGAGCTGCTCGTGCGCGATGCCTGCCCGGTCAAGCCGGCGGCGAGGAACTAGGGTCGAGGTCGCCGCGGTCGTACCGAGTGGCGCAGTCCGGGCAGAATTGACCGGGGTGGAACGCGAACAGCTTGCCCTTGACCCGCAGCTGATAGGCGTCGCCGGCAGGGAACGGCTGCGCGCACCCCTTGCATTCGAGGAACCCGTCGAGCACCTCGCCGGGATAGCTCGGCACGGCCTCGGGCGCGTCGCTCGGCGACGGCAGCGACGCGAGCTCGTCGAGCTGCGCCTGCGTCAGCGGCGGCATTCCAACGGCAGCGCGGCCGCGGTTCATCGCGGCGAGGTCGAGCTCGCTGCCGCTCGGGCCCGGGCGCCCTGCGCCGCCGGCGCCCGGCGGGTCGCTGACGACGCTGTACACCGCGCCGCCGAGGATGATGCCCGAACGGTATAGGCTGTCGCGGTCAGCCTGCGACACCGGTCCGCAGCCGGGCGGGTACGCGCCGCCGCCGCCCGGGCCGTGTGTGCTGCTGCCCGCGCTGCCCGAGCTGCCGCCGCCGGTGCCCGTCGCCACGGTCGCGCCGCCGCCGAGGGGCGGCTGCTGCAGGACGACGGGCACGCCGTGCGGGGTCGCCGGCTTGGCGTCGTACAGCCCGGCGCAGCGCGACAGCATGCCGGCCGTCATCGTGGGACCGAGGTTCGTCTGATAGTGCACGCGCTCGGCGAGGTCGATGACGACGACGACGAGGCCGACGCCTTGCTCGTCGGCAACGGGCAGCGCGGCCTCGAACGCTTTCGCGACGGCGGCCTGTAGGGTTTCCGAGGTGTGTGCCTGCATCGGATATCGGTAGCTCATAGGATGTCGGTCCTTTCGAGGGGCGGCTGCCCCGTTGGTTTTGCGGGTAATGACTCGATCGCCCCGTCGCCGAGAACGCGTCGCGACACCTCGTCGCCCGAGGCCTGCAGCGACGCTGCGGCCCATGCCCGGGTCACGGCCTCGCTGCCCGGGAACAGGTCGACGAACGTGTCACCGGGCGCCGTGCCAAGCAGCGCGAACAGCCACAGCGAGAACGCCGGCGGCTTGCGACCGAGCAGTTCCGAGTCGCCGCCGCGGGCGGGCATGGCGCTGATCCAGTCGCGGCGACCGGGTTTCTGCAGGCGCGCCGGCACATAGATCACGGGTTCCCACGTGCTGTGCGGGCCGCGGGTTTCGCCGCTGACCCCGATCGGCTTGACCCATGCGGCGACCCTCGCCTCGGGCGGGCACAGCGGCAGGACGTCGCGCAGCGCTTTCGCCGAGGTCGACAGCGCCCATCCGTCGAACCCCTGCAGGCGGGCGACGAGCTCGGCATGATCGACCTCGCCGGCATAGTTCGCCTGATCGCCATAGCAGCGGAACGCCATGCCCGGATAAGGCGGGTCGGCGTACCCGATGCGCCGAGGCTGCCCGTCGGCGCCCTCCATCAGCGACACCCGCCGAGCTCGAAACTCGGTCTGCCTGCAGCGCTTGCCGCAGAACCGCTGCCACGACGGCGCCGTCGCCGGGATCCCACGGCGACACCATCGGCAGGCGCGCGTTTCGCGTGGAACGTTACCAGTGAAACGAGCGGTCATCGCAGTCGCACCCTCGCCCGCCCGACGGTCATGCCACCCCAAAAGCAGGCCACCCCGATGACGAGCGCGACGAGCGCCGTCGCGCCGAGCACGGCGACGAGGCCGCAGGCGAGCGCGTCGAGCAGGCGCCGCGCCGGTCGCGTCATCGCACCCGCACCCTGACGTCGCCGAACAGGCGGGCCTCGATCTGCCGTCGCTCGCGCCGGCGGCCGACGAGCACCCCGATCGCGAACACGGCGAGCAGTGCGACGAGGGCGGCGAACACGGCGACGGGCACGGGGTCAATTCTGCGCGAGCGGGTCGGGCACGCCAAGCTCGACGGCGATGTCGTGCGCGAGGGCGCGCAGGGCCCGCTCGTCGTTCCCGTCGTCGATGACCCTGCGCAGCAGGTCGAGGCAGCGGTCGAGGCGCGAGGGCACCGGCGACTCGCCGCAGCAGCCCGGTTCGGTACACCCGACGAGGTCGCATTCGCCCGGCGGCGGGCACTGATCGCAGTGCGCCGGCTCGGGCACGAGGCACACGTGACAGTGCCAACACACGTCGGGCTCGGCGCCGTCGCACGTCATGCGGCACCCCGTAGCACGGCCCGCTCGGCGGCGCGGATCCAGCGGTCGACGGCCTGCACCTCGGTCGCGCCTGCGCCCGAGGGCGCGAACGGGCGCTCGCTGCAGGTCAGGCAGCAGGCGACGAAATGGCGCCCGCCGCCATAGGACGCGACGACACCCTCGTCGCCGCAGGCCGGGCACAGACAGTTCGCCGGGCGTTTCACGAGGCACCCCGTTTCGCGTGGAACGTTACGGCTGAAACGCTGCTGCGCCCTCGGGCCGGGGCGAACGTTACGCCCGAAACTTGCCCGGCCGGAAAGCGCCATGCCACCCGTGCGCTTATGCAATTGCGGAAAGCCAAGTTCAAGCGACCGACGCCCGAGCCTCGACCGTGCGACGGCGGCTGCGGCGTCATGATCCCGAACGGCAGCAGGTGCGTCCGCTGCCGGGTCCGGAAGTGTCGAGGCACCGACGTCGAGGGGCGCGCCTGCACGGTGCCCTCGTGCGGCATCACGTTCAGCCGGGTGCTGCGGCTCGTCGCGTTCGGCACCCCGCCCGAGCTCGTGCCGCTGTGCGCGAACCATGCGGCGCTAGCCGGGCGGCGAGGGCTGACGCTCGAGGCGTTCCTCGCCGAGGCCGCCGAGCGCGAGGCCGAGCTGACCCCGATCCCGGCGAGCGTGCGAAAGGCGGGCTGACGGGTCATGCCGAGGCAGCCGCGTCGGGCGCAGGGATCGAGTCGTTCGCCGGCTCGACGTCGCCGCCGGACACCTGCCCGTCGGCGATGACGACTGCGGTCGGGTCGCCGTCGCCGACCCGTTCGAGCCACACCTGCGCGTCGGCAGCCGATGCCATCTCGGCGACGAGGGCGAGGCTCGTTTCGTCGAGCAGCGAGGCGTCGCGCACGAGCAGCACTTTCAGGCGCGGGTTCATCGCGATGCCGAGGGCGACGCTGACCCGCAGCTTTTGCGCCTGCGATGCCTGCTCGAGCGGCACGCCGTCGAGCATGGGCCCGCTGTCGCCGAGGGTCAGGCCCGGCACCGGGAACGCGCAGGCGGCGATCGCCTTGGCTTTCTCGGACTCGATTTCGGCGAGGCGCGCGGTCAGCTTGGCGGCCTCGGCGTCGAGCAGGTTCGCCTTTTGCTCGAGCGCGTCGCGCTGCCCGCGGGCGTGCACGGCGCGGTTCGTCGCCTCGGCCTCGGCGATCTGTTTGCTGATCGCAGCGGTGTCCGGCGCGGCCGCAGGGGCCTGCCGTTCGAGCGCTTTCAGCTGCATCCGTTTCTGCATCAGCTGCTGTTCGATGCGGGCGAGCTCGGTCGTCAGCGTCCCGATGTCGGTGCGCAGCGTCGTCAGGGCCCGCTCGTGTGTGCGCACGACCTCGGCCGCAGCGTTCGCCCGTTCGAGCTCGGCGAGCAGGTCGGCGACGACGACGGCTTTCGCGGGCGTGTTCGGCGGCACGACGACCGACTCGCTCGTCGCGCGGGCGGCCTTGGCGTCGCGATTGATGTCGGTGCGTTTCGCATAGCAACGCTCGTGCTCGGCATCGAGCTCGGTAAAGTCGAGCCCGAGCAGCTGCCGCAGCTGTTCGTTCTGCTTGCCCGGATCCATCGACATGAACGCGAGCGGGTCGAACGCGATCCGCGAGCACAGCTCGTCGAGTATCTTTTGCGGCGAGCGCTGCCGGTTGCCGTCGGCGTCGCGCACCGTCAGCGTCGTCTGCCCGTCGGGCGAGATCACGCGCTCGACGACGAGGTCGCCGAGGTTCGCAACGATGCTGCCCCGTTTGGCGCCGTGCCGCACCGGGTCGCTCGGGATCGCGCGCGCGCCGCCGAGCGCCATCGCGATCGCGTCGAGCACGCTCGTTTTGCCGGCGCCGTTTTTGCCGCCGAGGATCACGGTGCTGTCGCCGTTCGGCGTAATGTGCACGGCGCGAACACGTTTGATGTTCTGCACTTTCAGGTCAACGATGCGCAGGGGTCGGTCGGCTTTCGGTTTCTCGGTCATGGTTTCAGTTCCTCGCGGTAACGGATGGCGGTCGCGGCGAGCGCGATAGACAGACGGATCAGCTGCACCGAACGCGGCGGCGACTGCGGATCGGGCAAGCAGCTGACGTGATGCAGCTGCTGCAGGTACAGGTCGAGGTCGCGTTCGAGCTCGACGGCGTCGTCGCCGTCGCGGTGTCGCATCGCCACGATGACCGACTGCAGCTCGGCGATCGTCGAGTCGCTCGGTTCGAGGTCGCGCCGATAGTCATCGGGGCAGGCGCCGGCGGCGTGCTGCCCGCACGAGCACGTGACGACCGGCAAGCGTTCGAGCTCGTCGGTCGGAAACGAAACAGCAGCGGCAGGCACCGACCCTGTGAACGGCACGAGTCAGCCTGCCTTGAACGAAATCGTCGCTCGGTCGCTCGCCGTCTCGTATCGGATCACACGCCCGGCGTGCCACAGCGCGACAGCGCCGCGCACGACCTGCTGCCGGCGTGCCTTGAACGTCGCGACCGCAGCGCCGAGCTCGACGCAGGCGGCGCGCAGCTGCCATCGGTTGCCCTCGGCGCCCGAGTGCTGCAGCACGAGCACCTGCCCTCGATGCCGCTCGGCGAACCGCCATCCTGCGTCGGCAGCGCCGAGGCGCGAGGACGGCTCGGGCGAACCCGTCAGGCGCTCGGTCACGACGACCCGCCGCCCCGGCGCGCGACGCGGCGCCATCGATTGTCGAGCTCGGCGAGGCGACGACGGTTCGCCTCGTCGAGCACGAGTTCGAGCGCCTCGCGGCGCTCGGCGTCGTTGTCACCGAACGACTCATAAATCGCGACGGCGCGCGGCGCGAGACCGAACACGAGCAACACTGCCAAACTGAAACCCTCCGAGCCGGATTGGAACGGACGCCGAGGGTGGCAGGTTAACCCCTCGGCGTCCCGAAAAGATCACGCGGCGTCGCGCGGCAGGCGCATGCACTCGGGCATGACGGGCGGTGTCCCATCGAGACCGACACCGTCGCCGAGGATGGTGCGCAGGAACGCGAGCGCCGACAGCGCCTCGATGTCGTCCCATCCGTCGACGCGCGCGCGCTCGGTCTGCCATCGCTCGTCGGCGTCGCACAGCATGCCGAACAGTTGATCGCGATCGAGCGTCGTCGTCTGACTGCCGCCCTGCGTCTGCTGCACCTGCTGCTCGACCTTGTGCTGCTCGACGGCGCGGTCGAGCGGGCCCTGCTGCTGCTGCGGCTCGTCGTCGACGGGCGACACCTCGTGCCCCTCGGCGTCGATGATGCCGCGAGGGCGCGTGCCGGGATCCTCGTCGAGCTCGAGCGCGCGATCAGCCGGGCCTTTCGGCAGGTATTTCTGCAGGCGTTTCAGCGCGACTTTCTGCCGCTGCTGATCGGGCCACAGTTCCCATGCCGGCGACTTGCCGCGGTTCTGCGCGCGGGCGAGCTCGAGATCCTCGGCGCTGACGGGTTCGCAGACGACCTCGCCGTTCTCGAGCAGCGCGCAGGCGTACGCGCCGACGAGCTTGCCCCGCTCGGCGCGAGGCGCGAACCAATTCGGCTCGTGCTCGATCGACTTGCCGGCGCTGCCGCTCGTCAGCTTGTATTTGTCGCCCGAATAGATGACGTCGGCCCACACCTTTTGAACGCCGGCGCGGCGGATCAGCTCGACATAACCCCAAACCGAGATCTGAAACTGGACCTCGTGAACCTTGCGATCCTTGTTCCAATAGGGAAGCAAATAGGCGTGCGGGTAGGCGCCGCCCGGCACGAGGTCGACCTCGGCGCAGTGCTGCATCGCTCGCGCGATCGAGCCCGGGCTGCACTCGATCAGTTCCGGGTTCACCTCGAGCGCGTTTAGGAACACCTGCGCGAACCGCGTGCGGTCCTCGACCGAGCGGTGTGCGAGCAGCCGCGAGATGGCGGGCGTCATGCGATGTTTCACGAGGGCCCGCACGTCGTCGAGCTTGGTTGGCTGACGCTGCTCGCCCTGCGGCGGCGTCTGCGCCTGCGTCTGTGGGCGCGCCTGCTGCGGTCGCTGCCCCTGCGGTCGTCGGTTATCGGTTGATCCCATGTCGGTTTTTCCTGCTGCTCGGCGGCCCGTCAGCGACGACCGGCCTCGTGCCGCTGCGTCGTGACATGACTCGCTCGGTCTGCTTGCGCGCGAGGCGAACGAGGGCGCCGGTGCGCCATGCTTTCAGGCTAGTGCTCGCGTCGCGCAGCTCGGTTAGCGTAACAGGTTTCTCGACCTTGCCTTGACCCATGGCGGCAGGGAACGGCTCGACTGCGCCGCCCTTGAACGCAAATCGTCACCCCGTGCGCGCGGGGTGTGTGCCGGTGCGGGTCGTCGTCGCTGATGGAGGCGCGAGTCGTTCCGCTTTGGCAGCGGCCTCGGCGGCGCGGTACTGCGCGGCGACCTCGGCGTTCTCGCGAAAGCGCGGCGAGCTGTTCTCGTCGGGCGGCGGGCGAACCGTTTTCCAGATCTCGCGGCCGTGCCTGTAGCCGTGAAACCATTCAATGCCGCGCCGGCGTTCCCATCGATGGCGCGCTCGCTCGCACCATGCGGCGAGCTTGGCGGGGTTCTGCAGCATCGCGCGAAACGCGAGCTCGCGGTCGGTCAGATCTGGAAAGTCTTTCAAGCGCCGAGGCGGTCGAGTGTACGCGCAGCGTCGAGGCCGCGCTGCCGGGCGTGCTCGCGCAGCTCGTCGTCGCGATAGCTGCCGAACGCGATCCATCGAGGGTCCTCGTCGAGCGCCCGGGCGAGCTGCTCGACGAGGTCGAGCGTTCCGACCCCGTAACACTCGATATTGTAGACCCGCCCCGCCGAGCACCCGAGGCGCTCGCCGAGCTCGGCCGGCGTCAGCCCGAGCTGCCGCCGGCGATCCTGCACGCGCTTGCCGATCGGCGAGCGATCCTGCGGGGCGGTCGAGCGCATCACACGCGCCCGCATTCGTCAGGGTCAGCGCACTGCGAACACAGCTCGTGCTGCGTCAGGCGCCCGCACTCGGCGCAGGGGCGCAGCGGTTCGCGCAGGCCGCTGCAGTCGAGGCACACGTCGCCGGCGTCGCGCGGGCGCTGCCCCGCTGACATGACCGTCGCGCGCTGCATCGGCTTGCCGCAGGTCGGGCACGCGGGCGGCGCGTCAGGGATGTCGGCCGGGATCTGCCATGTCGAGGCGAGGCCGGGATACAGCAGGTCACGGATGTCTGCGAACACCTCGAGCTGCGCAGCCGTCGACTTTCGGGCGACGGCCTCGTCGACGAGCTCGCGCACCCGGGCGAGCACGGCGAGCAGCGGCGGCAGGTCCTCGCGCAGCAGGCGCTCGGCCTGCGACATCGACAGCTCGCCGTCGAGCTCGGCGCGCACCTCGTCGAGGCGGGCGAGCGGGCGCTGCGGTGTGCTGGTGTCGATGCCCGCGGCGCGGTCAGCCTCGGCGAGCAGCGCCCGTTTGATGCGACGAGCGGCTGCGACGACCTCGGGCCTCGCTGCCGCGACGACCTGCCCCTCGGGATCGCGCAGGCGAACGACGCGATAGAACGACGCGCCGCACGCCGGGCACCCGCTGTCGCCGGCGGCCGCGAACGAGCACAGCGGGCAGGTCAGCGGCGCGGGCGGCGGCTGCAGCTTGCCATCGGCCGCCGCCTGCAGGGCGTCCTGCGCGATGCTGTCGCTCGCGAGCATTTCGGCGGCGAGCGTCGCGATATACGCCGGCGACTTATCGAGCACCCGGTGACAGAATATGCAGGTCGGCCCGAACAGGGCAGGCTTGCACTGCAGGGGCGCGCTGCGCATCGGGCACTGCGGCAGGGTCAAGGCTCGCCCCGCTTGACGAGCTCGAGCGAGGCGCGCAGCAGGTCGGCTATTTCGTCGCTCGGTTTCATCGACAGCGACCGGGTGCCGACCGGCAGCGGGTGCGGTTTCTTTCGCGGCGCCATCAGGCGGCACGCCCGGAACCCCTTGCGACTCGTGTGCACCTGCCCGCAGCTGCAGCGCGACTCGCTCGCGTCGACGATCCATGAATTGAAATAGCGCCCGTCCGGCAGCAGCCCGGCCTTTTGCTCGCCGAGGGTGTGCAGGACGACGTTCGAGATCAGATCCTTGCGCGCCTCGAGCTGCTTGATCGTCGCGCTGATCTGTTCGAGCTCGTCGGCGATGGGCACTGCGGTCGCGTCGAAATCGACGACCTCGTCGTCGAGCTGCGGGTTCATCGCGAGGATCGCGCGGCGGGCGCTGTCGCTGCCGTCCGGATCCGGCGGGCGGCGTTCGAGGACGCGAGTCCAAAATTCGTCACACTTGGCAGCGAGCAACGCCTGAAACTCGCGGTGCGGCGCGACGTCGTACCACTGCAGCTCGCGCTCGGGAAACGGCAGCCATGCGAGCGTGTTCCACAGCGCGCCCGTGACGAGCAGCTGATGCTGCACCTGCACCTGCACGTATGCCGGTATTTCCTCGTGCCATGACGGCCCGTTGCCGGTGGTTTTGATCTCGACGAGGCCGTCGCCGACGGCGAAAGCCGGCATGTTCGGGCCCTCGAGCTGCACGCCGTCGGGCGTGACGAGCCACCATTCGCGAGCTTTCGACTGCAGCAGCTCGCCCGAGGGCACGACGACGCGCCCGCTGCGGCGCCCATACTCGGCGAGGATCGCCGGCTCGAACAGCTGACCCCAAAGCGCCGCCTCGTGCACGTCGTTCGCCGGGGCGAGCCCGACCTTTTCGGCGTACACCTCGAGCGCCGACTTATACGGGTGCAGGTTCAGGATGGCAGCGACCTCGCTGCCGGTCATGCCGTGCCGGCGCGCGCGCAGCCACTGCTCGCGGTCGCGCGAGTGAATGCCCGTCGCCCTGCAGGTGGCAGCGAACGGTGCCGGGCGAACCGAGGTGACGACGTCGTCGAATGCAGGCTGTGCCATTGTGCGAACCCTCCGAATTGAAACAGCGCCGCGAGTGTGCGGCAGGCTGACGTCACAGCTTAAGGGCGTCAGTCGTCGCGTCGAGGTCGTTCAGCGCTGCCTGTTCCACGATGGCGACGGCATCGACGAACCCGAGCCCGGTGTGCACCATGCCGGCGCAGTGGGCGCACCATGCGAGCTCGGGCCCTCGATGAAACGCCATACCCGTGAACGTGCCGAGCGCCGGAAAGAAAACCCATGCCTCGGCGTGCACCCGACACCATCGGGCGCCCTCGTCGAACGCTGCCTCGGTCGTCGTCATGCGCCGGCGCCGAGCAGGTTCGGCATGCTCGCGGTTTCGTACGCATGCGCGACTTTCGGCAGCACATCCTCGCCGACCGTCGTGCCGTCAGGCAGCAGCAGGTTCGCGAGAAACTCTGACTCGAACGACGTGCCGCCGGCGGCAATGACCTCGAGCTTTGCTTTCAGCAGCAGCAGCAGGACGCGCCAAGCCTCGCGCTCGATCTGCTGCTCGTCGCAGCGTCGCGTCGGTCTGTCTGTCGAGCTCGTCAGCTTGTAATTGCGACCGTCGAGTCGCCATCCGAGGGTGATCTGTTTCGTGTCCTCGTTAAACCCCGAAAAGATCTGCGTCGCGCCGCCCTTTCGCAGCAGCCGTTCGATTTCGTCTTTCGTGATCCCGGCAGGCACTTTCGTGTCCTGCGCGTACCGTCGCACTTTAACTGCCATGGCGGGTGTCGGGCCCTTTCGTGAATTGAAACTCGATGCGCGTTACGAACGCACTTGGATCGCACTTGTTTGCTCGGCAAAAGAAAGCGACGAACGACTCGGGCGTTTCCTGCGGGAACCCCTCGCGTCGCACCTCGTCGGCGCTGATGGTGTTCAGCCGTTCGCGACTGACGCGCACGACGCGGATCGTCCCGAGCACGACCTGACGCTCGCCCTTGCGCAGACCCATGCCTTTCCGCAGCGCGACGATCGAGTCGCCCTCGCGCAGGTCGAGCCAACCGAGCCGGCGCGTGACGTCCTTTTCGCCGGCGAGTAGCTGCGGCTCGGTCAGGCTGAACGACATTCGGCGCGGCATCAGCGCACCTGCTGCTGCGCGACGACGGCGTCAGCGATGTCGTCGAGCGGTTCGAGGTCGAACGTCACCTGCCGCAGCGCGAGCTGCTTTCGGCAGGGGCGGCAGTCGTACACGACGAGCTGACGGCGCGCGCGCCATCGGCCTTGCATCGCGCGAAAAGTTCCCTTGAACAGCAGCAGGGCGATGCGGTCTGCGAACCCGTCGCGGTGCTGACGCGGCGTCATGTGCACGTCGAGTCGCATCATCGTTCACCGTGTGCGCGAGCGTCGGTGCGACGACGACAATCGAAATGCGAGTGCCCCGTTAAGTGGCTGCTGTGGCGGTCCGTTCGGTGTGTCGCCATGGTCCGCCCCATAACGGAAACCACTGCGCGCGACATAAGGGCGCGGTGCACTGAAAGCTGCATCGCGCAGGTCGACCTCGACGCGCGCGCCGGCGGCGGCGTCGTGTGTTGCACGACCGATGAACCCGCCGCGTGTGAACGCGACGCCGGCTCGCATGCTGTCGGGCACCATCGCGAGCAGGTCCTCGTCGCTGATGTCGACGACGTCGCGCTCGCCGTGGCAGTGCGCGATCAGCGTGTGCGCGCCGAGCCCTCGGTTCGCGTTCGGATCGAACACGCGCTCGACCCGCGCGACGCGCGTTCGGCACACGGCGCACAGCGGCAGGTCAAGCGCGTTCATGGTCCGGCCGCGATGTTAGTTCAGCGACCGGTCGACCTGCAGCGGTTTCGTCGAGCTCGCGGGCGTTCGGTGTGCGGGTGTCAGTTCCGCAGCGAGCACGTCGAGACGTGTGCGCAGCCATGCGACGAACGGCACGAGGTCGGCTCGACCTGCGGCGCGACGCTCGACCTCGCGCTGCAGCGCGAGCACGGCGTCGGGTGGCTCCATGGGCGACGGGGTTCGGTTCGTGTTCATGGCGGGTGCCCTCGTGTGTGTCTGCGCATTACCTCGCGTTACCCGTCTGAACCGGTAACGCACGGTAACGTTGACACGCCGGCCGGAAAAATGCGAGACGAAAGTGTGCTGATCCGATGCGCACCATCCGGGGACACTTTTTGATGCAGGCAAAAACGTGAGTGGTTTCGTTAAGATATACGGTCACATCCTGAAATCGTCGGTGTGGGTGGGACAACCCGCACACCTGCGCCTGACTTGGTTCGCGCTGCTCGTGCTCGCTGACAAGCATGGGAACGTCATGTCGAGCGTGCCGGGCCTCGCGCAGGACGCCGGCGTGACGATTCCCGAGGTGCTGCAGGCGCTCGATCAGTTTCAGAAACCGGACCCGTTCAGCCGCACGCCGGATCACGAGGGGCGCCGGATCGAGGAAATCGACGGCGGGTGGCACGTCCTGAACCATCGCAAATATCGGGAAATGCGCACCGAATCGCAGGTGCAGAACGCTGAACGGCAGGCCAAGTTCAAGGCAAAAAAGCGCGCCAAGCCGGCGCCGTTTCAACCCGTCAGCGCCCCTGTTACTACCGTTACCGGTAACGCGAGTAACGCTTTGCTTTGTCCTCTGCCCTCTGATCAGTCTTTAGAAGATCCTGATCATTCGGATCCGGATCCGATCCCTAACCACCCCGCTAAAGACGGACCCGCGCGCGCGACCCCGCTGCCGTCGGGTGTGTTCGATGCGCCGGTGCTGCAGGCGCAGCCGGCGATGACGCTCGACGTGCCCGAATGGTGGACGGGCCCGAAAGACCGGCACGTCGGGCGCTGCGCCGAGTTCGCCCTGAACGTCGCCGACGAGGCCGAGCGGTTCCGCGTGACCCGCTTTCGAAAAGAGTTCCCGGCGACCGAGGCGGGCACTGACAAGCGGTTCGATCTGTGGCTGCTCGACGCCAAAAAGCAGGGCGAGCAGGACCGAGCCAAGGCGATGCAGCACAGCGAGCAGGGCGGCGCGACGCTGCGGCGAGGGCGCATGCCGACGAACGGCGTCGCGCAGCTGCAGCCCGACGCTGACCGCACGGGGTTCGAGGCGCTCGACCTGCCGGCACCCGCACCCGAAAGGCCTCGACGTGCAGCCCGCCGGTGACCTGTTCACGCTGCCGCCTGCGCCCGACGAGGTCGCCGAGGCGCGAGCTCGCGAGGCAAAGCGAACCGAGGCCGAGCGCGAGCTGAACCGCAGGGCGGGCCTCGCATGGCAGAACGTGCCGACGACGTACCGGGCGCCGATCGCCGACCTGCTGAAACGGCTCGAGCACGAGCGCACCGGCATCGCCGGGCGGCGCCTGCTCGGCAAGGTGCGGAACGCGCACGCCGTCGCGGCCGTGCTGTCGGGCCCGACCGGCTGCGGCAAGTCGACGGCGGCGGCGGTCCTCGTGCGACGAGCGCTCGCCGAGTTCGAGGCATCGGGCGGCGAGCGATGCAAGGCTGCGACGGATCTCGTTTGGGTGTCGGCGATCGAGCTCGCGACGGCCGAGCGTCGGCATGCCCTCGGCGCCGGCACGCCCGAGCTGCTCGCCAAGGCAGCGCGCTGCGGGCTGCTCGTGCTCGACGACCTCGGGCTCGAGGAACCCGGCGCGGTGTTCCCGGTGCTGTCGTCGCGGTACGACGAGTGCCGGGCGACGGTCGTGACGACCGGGCTGCCGCTGACGAAAGCGGGCCTGACGAAACACCTCGGCGCCGCAGGGGTGCGACGCCTCGTCGAGCAGCACGTCGGGTCGGCGGTCCTCGTCGTCGATTGCCACGACCCCGCCAAGCCTCGGCCGGTGAACCCATGACCCGCCTGCTCGGGCGTCACCCCTGCTCGCGCGTGCGGCTGGCGATCCGGCCTCGTGCCGGCGCGCTTTGGGGGTGTCCTCGAGCGTTCCCGGAAATTGCGACCTGCCGTGCATGCCTGCCGGCGAGGCGCTCATAAACGATTCTGGCGCCGTTCGATAAGCGGCACCCGTTCAGTCACCCGGGCCCATCGCCCGACAGCAGCAGAGAAACCCAATGAACCGCCCCGCTAAACCGCCTCGCTCGAAACCTCTAACCGACAGCCCGATCGCGGCGGGCTGCCGGGCGACAGACAGCGAGGACACATGGCAGCACGTAAAAAGGGACGCGAGAAACGAGCGGCAGCGAACGACGAGGGCACGGGCCTCGTTCGCGTCAGGCTGACCGACGAGCAGTGGCGAGCTCGATGCGACGAGCTCGCCTCGTACCTAAAAAAGGCCGAGGACGTCGAGGGCAAGAAAGCTGCGGCCGCCGAGAAATACAACGGCGAGCTTAAGCTGCTGAAAGAAAAGATCTCGACGCTCGCCGACGAGGTCGACACACACGAGGCGAACGTCGACGCACAGCAGGCGATGGATTTCGACGGCATGGCGGGCAAGCGCAAGCGCGGCGGCGGCGCTGACGGCAAGGCTGCCGCTGCGGGCGACGACGACGTCGCCGACGTGACCGAGCTCGAACCTGCAGCGGTCGACGGTGCTGCCTGATGAACGCACTCGATCGAGCCAAGCGCCTGCAGGCGGCGCTCGGCAAGCTCGCCGAGTGGTGCGACCGTCAGATCGAGAAAGCGAACGGCGAGTTCCGGCTCGATCTGCTCGCGGTCATCGACACCGTCGATGATGAAACCGT